CGGAGGGCGAACGCATGAACGGGTTCCTACGCACTGGCGTGATCGAAACGATTTACTTTGTCGAGTCGCTCATCAAACTGAGCGACGGCACGCGGCTGGTCACGGGCGCAACGGTGCGGGTCTGCATCGACGGCACGTGGGGCGCTGGGGCCGGCACGCTGGCGGTCGACGAAACCGATCAGTGGAAATACACGCTGCACGCCGACGAGGCGGCGGCGCTCGACACGCTCGTGGTCGCAATCGACCACGCGGATGCAGTCGGGCCGATCGGCCGTGACTTCCGCATGATGGCGCCGGCGAGCTTCGCACTCACGTATCAGGGCGCGAAGTTCAACGAGCGTGGCGGGCGGATTTGGTACTTGGCGGCAAGCGGCGGTAGCGACTCGAACGCTGGCACGTTTAGCGCGCCACTAGAAACGCCAGCAGCGGCGATATCCGCTGCGTCTGAAGGCGACACGATCTTTTTTAAGCCTGGCACCTACGCTATGTCGACGACGGCAATTGATGTCAGCAAAAAGGGTCTCACTCTATGCGCGGCACCCGGTAGCGTCACGATTACGAGCAGCGTCGTTGTTGTCGGCGCAATCGATCTTGAGGATGGCACCACTCTCGACGGGTTAAACATTACGAACACGGCAGGATTGGCGTTTGTGGGGCAGAATGTTAGCGATATCACGATCAAACGCTGTACATGCTCTGGCTGGCAAGATGCGTGCGCAATCACCAATTTCAATGGCGGAAACGGTGTTTGCCATTTTGAAGATAGCCGATTCATCAGCCAGCAGGACGTGGTCGTGCTTTACGGCATGCGCTCGGCGCGCATCAACCGCTGCTCTTTATTTACCGACGGCACGGTTTCAATTGGCGGAGCCCAATCTGTTCGAGGAATCAACGCAGCAGGCTCAACGGTCGCCCAAGGAGGAGCGTCGGGTGTGCTGTCGGTTGAAGATTGCGAAATCGACGTTGTAGTGCCCGCAACCGGTCATCCGCTCACTTCTGGCACAATGCTCGCCGGCATCTTTTCTGAAAGCAACTCGATCGTTACGTCTTCTAATTGTTTAATTCGAGTGCGAAATCTTGACTCCGGTTTGGCGGCGACAGTCGATGGCGTGCTTGCCGCTAACAACAGCTCAGAAGGTTTGCCGTCGCCTTTAGTAGCCTTGCGCGGCGCAAGGATTGTCACGAGCAACGCGAACGGCGCGGGCGTTAACGACCTGCGCGGCAGAGCGACCGGCAGTGGAGAGGCAGGGCGGGTCGTGGCGGCGGCGAGTTGCCGCATGGATGGCGGGGCGAAGATCGGGAGCAATGCGATTTGGGACCGCGAGACAATCGACGACACAAAAACACGCATACTGCTCGCACTCCCCGCCGTGGAACCGGCGGCAAGCGGTGGTCTACCAACCGGAAACGCCTCGAACCAAGTGCTCGCGCTCGATGGCAGCGGCAACGCGATCGCACCCGCAGCCGCGTTACCGGCAAACTTTGCTGCGCTCGCAATCAGCGGCAGCGGGCACATCTCACGGGTAACGCTGACCGACACCACGACCACGAACACGGACATGCGCGGCACGGACGGGGCGAACACGACGGCACCTGATAATGCCTCGATCGCTGCAATCCTAATTGACACGGCCGACATGCAGCCAAAGCTCGGAACCCCAGCCGTTGACCTCGCCGCCGACATTGCTGGTGTTTCTGGATCGTATATCAGCGACTCGGGCACGGCCCAAGCCGGATCAGCCGGCACGCTGACGCTCCAAGCGGGCGCCGTCGCAACCGACGATTACTACAACTATCAGATTCTCACACTCACCGGCGGCACGGGGGCAGGTCAAGCACGGATCATCAGCGACTACGTGGGGTCAACCAAGGTTGCGACAGTCAATGGAAATTGGGCGACGACGCCGGATGGAACAACGACCTACACGGTCACGGCGTTCGGCCAGATTCCTGGTGCCACGGCACCGACTGCCATTGAGGTACGCCAAGAGATTGATTCCAACAGCACGCAACTGGCCGCAGTGCTGACCAAGACTCGCAAGTACACGCAGCTCGCACTCCGCAAAGACGCAGGGATCGCGATCGACAACGCCCCGGAACTCACCGAGATCAACGCCGACGAGGGTAGCGGAGCGGGCACGTTCAGCAACGTCACCGACAGCGACGAGGCGCGGCGGGACAACGTGGGCACGGAGGGGAGTGGCTTGACCGCAGTTGCGAGTGGTGGGTTCACGACAGACGAACGTTTGCAGTTGCTGGCGGCGAACTCGATTGGCGCAGAGATCGGCGTCCCAAAACAACTGACGTGGACCGTACAGCGGCGAGACGGCAAGATCGGCTCCCCATTCCCGATCGTGATTGACCCGACAGAGACACAAGATGTGGCCTGTGACTTCAGATCGGTCCTGGCCACTGGCGATGCGATCACGTCGATCACGTCGGTAGAGTTGGTAGCAGACGCAGATGTTGGTGACGACGTTGACTCGCCAGCCTTTGCTGATGTTGGTGAGGCTGAACTTTGGCTGTCGACTGCGGTACGCTTCGCATTGACCGGCGGGACAAGCGGCAACACGGACCAACTGAAGGTGACTGTGCTCACGGTGGATGGGCACACACTTGTGGCCAATGTCAAGGTTCGGCCGTCGAGTTTGTGAGGTGACGTAAGTCGTTACGCGAAAACGTCTCATAATGAGCATTGGACTTACGTCTATGCTTACCCAATGTACCATAAGGACTTACGACGAGGGCCGGTCGGGTCCTTCCCCCCGTTGGAGCACGATTTGTGGTTGCCTCTCGAAATGAATTTGCGCGCAATGCGCGTAAGTCCTTATGGTTCCACTACTAACGACTGCACGGTTTGTGGGCGTCGATTGCTGCGTGCCAATTGATCGAAAAGTTTCAGCCCACTTGGGGGTCCGTCGGTGAATGAGCGAAGTGAAACAACTCGATCCGATCGCGGTGTGTCGGCTGATCGTGAAGCTCGCGCCTTCCGACGTCGACGAAGCCGAGCTTCGAGCCATCTTTGGCGGAGTGGTGCTCAAGAGCATGTCGGAGGTGGCACAGGCTTTCAACGTGTCAGCGGCGACGGTGCGAAACACCTGGCGGCGCGACGGGATGCCAGGGACCGCGAAGCGGGGCACCACCAAAGAGAACAAGTTTCCGCTCGCCGACGTGCTGCTGTGGTGGCTCAAACGACACGTCGACGTGAGCAAGGCCCGCGGCGCAGATCAGTACACGGACCGCTTGCGACTTGCGGAGGTCACGCGGGCGGAGGCGACAGCGAAACGTGAGGTGAGGCGATTGCAGGCCGAGGAAGGTCGGCACGTCGAGATTGACATTGTGCGTAGCGAATGGGCGGAGGCGCTCACGACGCTGCGCGATGGCATTTTGGAAATTCCGCGGCACGTGAAACCAATGTTGCCGGCGAAGGTCGCCGACCAGACTGTCGCGGAAATGGATCGGCTGATCCGGCACAAGCTCACGCGGTTGAGCGAACAGCCGGTGACTGACTTTGTAAAGGGAGAACATCGCAATGGCAACGGGCACCACAAAGGTTTATCGAATTGAAGTGATCGAATACGGACCCGAGGGCGTGGTTCAACGGCTGCAATCGTGCGCGACGACGGCCGAGTTGGCTGGTACGGCGATGGGCGGCGTAAAGGAAATGATGGACGAACTAGGCAAGGATACCGAAGCGGCGGAGCAAGCAGCGACCGAATGATTGCAACGCTCAACCCACCCATCGTGTTCAATGCCGACGTGCTCTCGGCTCTGCGCCCGTCGGCCAAGGTGCGGACTTGGGATTGGATTTGTTCTGAGGGGCGGACTAAGGATGCCGAGCCGTTCGACGGCGCCATGCTGCCGTGGGGTGAGGGCGTGTGCGACGCACTCGACGATCCGGCCATCCGCAAGGTCGTGTTGATGTGGGGCACGCGGTGCGGCAAGACGCAAATCGGCACTCAATGGATGCAGAAAATCATGGCCGTCGACCGGTACAAGGGCCTGTTTGCGACGGCGACGGAAGCACTCTTGAAGCGGACGATGAAGGAGAAGTTCTATCCTGCGCTGGAAGCGAATCATCATCTGGCGTGGCAGCTCATGCCCCCGCGGCTACGCAATCCCACGGCGTTGCGGTTGACGCTCAGCTTGTGGAGTTGCGTCTGGTTTGGGTCGGAGAGTCAGTTGGCCGACACCGAAGCGCGTGTCGGCTGGGCGAACGAAGTCGACAAGCCCAAAAACGAGAAGCCGATTGACGGACAGAACCGGCACGGCGACGTGCTCGATCTATTCTTTCAGCGGTTTAAAGAATTTTCAGACCACAAGATTCTGGTCGAGTGTTCGCCTTCGTTGGAGGGGCACTCGCGGATCGCCAAGCAGTTTGCCGAGTCGAACCAGTGCCAATACTACGTGCCTTGTCCGCACTGCGGGTCGTACTTTGTGCTGCGGATGGGCAGCGACGATCCGGACGCGGGCGGGATCAAGTTCGACAAGGGGTCGGATGGAACGCTCGACGTTGACCTGGCACGGCGCACGGCGCGGTACGTCTGCCACGCCAAGAAATGTCGCAAGCCGATCTACAACGAGCACCGGCCGGCGATGATGCGGTGCGGCAAGTGGGTGCCGAAGGGTTGCCGCGTGGATGGCAAAGGCCGCGTCTGCGGCAAGCCCGTTCGGCCCGACTGCAAAGTTTGGGGCGGCCAACTCTCGTCGCTCTACAGCCTGTTCTACGGCTGGGGCGACATCGCGGCCGAGTTCGTCGCATCGCGCAAGAATCCGACGAAGCTGCAGTCGTTTGTCACCGACTGGCTGGCCGAGACGTGGAAGCCCTACCGAACCAAGAGTGAGCCCGAGGACGTGGCCGATCGGTTGTCGGTCGAGGACGCGAAGCCGGGCGTGATTCCGAAGTGGGCGACGTGGCTGTTCGCGGCGGTCGACGTGCAGGAGGAATATTTCAAGTGGCTCACGGTCGCTTGTGGGCCCGGCGAGCGGCTGGCGATTGTCGATCGAGGTAGTTGCGACACGTGGGAGGAAGTCTATTCGCAGTGTGTTGATCGACGGATCCCACACGAGGACGGGCTCGGCGAGTTGCTGCCGGCGGTCGTGGCGATCGACGACGGGCACCGCACGCCCGAGGTCCACGCGCACTGCAAGGCGTGGAGCCGGCCGGATCGGCTGGTGATGCCGTTCAAAGGCGCCAACACCGATTGCAACGGCGAGCCGTTTGTGAAGGTGATCATCGGGCCCGACACGAAGCACAAGTCGAAGCCGATGCGGCGGCAGGCGCTGCGGGCGCGTGGCTTGGTGCGCGTGCGGCACAACCCGTTCTGTTACGAGTCGATCATCCAAAAGCAGATCGACCAATTGAAGCCGGGCGACGAGGGGTCGCTGTCGATTCCCGCTGAGTTGGCCGCCGACATGGATTTTGTCGAGGAGTTGTGCAACGGCACGATTAGCGACACGCCGTCGAAGATGAGCCCCGACAAATATCTGTGGTGCAAGCGCTGGCCAGAACAGGCGAACGACTTCCGAGACGACTTGAAGATGTGTCGGTGCGCGATGGACGTGAAGTTCCGCGGCAACTGGCGGGTGGCCGAGCGGCGGCAGACGTCGACCGTGGTGACGGCGAAGCCGCTACCAGCGCCCATTATCGAGAAGCGACCCGAGGAGTCGGCGCGACGTGCCGGCCGAAGTGAGCGGCACCAGCGTTACCGCGTGCGGCGGGAAAGGATTCGATCGCGATGAGTACGAACGGACGTATGATCATCGTCGACGATTTGGCTGGCCAGCCGTGCCCGCGTGTTGCGTGTGAGGGGATACTTGTCGTGAAGGACAGCAAACAGACCGACGACGGACGGCACATGAAGCGATTCTACGGTTGCAATCTGTGCGGCTGTCGGCCCGAGGACAATAAGCGCGTGGTGCCGATCGAGAAGTCGGCCGCTCGTAGATAGCCTCCTGTTTTCCTATCAATAGGACAAACCTCCGGTTTTCGGCACTCTGAAGCGGGTATTCTGCCCGCATGGCAACGGTCGCCAAAATTGAAGAGGAGCTTGCGGCCGCGCGGCAGTGCAAGCTCGACATTCTCAAGGGCGGCCAGTCCGCCTCGATCCGCGGCAAGGGCCGGAGCTTTCCCAGCCTCGACGCGGTCGACAAGGCAATCGCCCTCCTTGAAAAGCAACTCGCCGCCAAGCGCGGTGTGGGCGTGGCCACCAGCCGGCACGGATTCCGATGACACGACGCAGCACCGAACCACGACGCAGTATCGCCGCTCGACTCGGCGCGTTCGTGGATTCGTGCGTCTACACCGTCGATCCGAAAAAGGGCAACGCTAGATTTGTTGCCCGCAAGCGTCGTGAGTTTGCTGAGAAGTCGATCGAGCGATTCGGCAAGCTCTCAGCCGATCGTGACGGAGGTGGCCGCGGCGGCACAGGTGGATTCCATTCAGCGGAGAAGTCGCCAGATGCCCACAATTGGCTGACCAGCCGGCTCTCGCCGGATTCGGCACTTGAGTACGACCGCGACGAAATGATCTTGCGGGCCGACTCCGCCCGGAAGAATTTCGAGCTCGGCACGGCGCACGTCGAGGGCCGGCGGATTCGGGTGGTCGGTTGTGGATTCACAATCGATCCGGACATCGACTACGAAGAAGTCGGCCAGTCGGAAGAGACGGTTGACAAATGGAATCTTACACTCCGCAAGAATTGGGAGCGGACGGCCTGTCGGCTCGGCAAGCGCGGCGAAGAATACTGGCAACTGCAACAGCTTTGTCAGGAATACTGGGAACGGCGCGGCGAGTGGTTCATTCTCGTCGGAGATCGCTTTGACGCGATGGCGCCGACGACTCTCAAGGTCGAGGTTATTCATCCGGACCGCGTCACCAATCCACCGGGCATCGGTGCGGTCAGCAACGGTGACTCCGCACCTTGGCTCGGCGATCATTACGTCCGGATGGGCGTGCAGCTCGACAAAGGCGGCGACGTCCTCGGCTACTACGTCCGCGACACGCATCCGGGCGACGACAAGACGTTCAAGGAAACCTGGACGTACTATCCAGCGACCTATCCGAACGGTCTGCCGCGGGTGATTCATCATTTTCATCTGATCGACGAAGGGCAGCATCGCGGCTTCCCGCGGATGCAGGTCGGCACGCCGCGCCTCAAAAACTCGCAAGATGCCGACGAAGCGTATCTCGAAAAGGTATTCGTCGAATCATGCTTGGCCGCGGTTGTCCGCACCGACTTGGCGATCGACGACGTGATGGAATCGCACGGCGTTGTCCAGACTGCCGACGGCAAGCGGGTCCGCGATATTGTGCCGGGCACGTTCCACTACATTGGCGAGAGTGACGCGATTGAATTTCTCAACCCGTCGAGCCCGTCGTCGAACTTCTCGCCGTTCATGGAACACCAGGGGCGGATGTTCGCTGCTGGCGCCGGCACGCCCTACGAAATGCTCACCGGCAACTGGGCGGGCCTGGCGTACAACGCCGCAAGGATCATTTGGAATCTCGACGAAGCTGGGGTCGACGTCCTGCAAAAAGGCCACGTCAAGACGATGCTCGCCATCTATGCCCACTTTGTGACGCGGATGGTGGTCACTGGCCAAGTGGAGATCGATTCGGTGGCCTACCGCTCCGCACCGTGGATGTATTGGGCTGGCCGACCAATCCCGCCGGCCCGCGCTTCGATCGATCCAGCCCGCGAAGATCGCAACGAAATGGTGCTCATTGAAGGTGGCATCAAGCCGCACAGCGACATGGTCGAGCGAAAGACTGGCCAACCAGCGTCGAGCATTTATCGGCGCATCTTCCAGAACTTCAAGCTGATGAAGCTCTGGGAGATCAACACGACGATGCCGAACATGGGCCGCGACGGCGACGGCGAAAACAGTCCGACGCAGCCTGGTGACAAGAACCAGGAATCGTCGGACGCCAACAGCGAAGAGACGGAGGCGGTGGTTACGTGACCGACGTACTCAATAAGCCATTGAAGCGGATGCGAGCAGCGCCGAGCAAAGGCGCTCAGCCGCGTGTCGATCGCAAGGGCGGTCATTTCGGCGCCGGCCTGTTGACTGGCGTTGCGGTAATTACGCGAGGCGAGGCCCGCGGGCACCGCGAGTGGGTCGATCAGTTCGCGGTCGAGCAGGTCGTTACGCTTGGCAACAAAGCCCGCAATGGGGTCAAGTCGCGCTTTGCACATCCTGGACTTTCGTCGGACGGGTTGGGCACAATGCTCGGCCGGATGAAGAATTTTCACATCGAGGGCGACCGTGCATTGGCCGACTTGCACCTTCAGCGCTCGTCGCACAACACGCCAGACGGAGACTTGGCGACCTACGTGATGGACATGGCCGAAGAGGACGCCGCAGCGTTGGCTACCTCCATCGTATTTGATCCGGATTGGGGCGAGATGGATCGCTTCGTTGCGGAGCACGAGGACGAAGATGGCTACTTCCGATCACCCGACGACGACAACACGAACAATTTTGAACACATGCGCATCGCCAGACTCTGGGCCGACGACGTCGTCGATGAGCCGGCCGCAAATCCTGACGGTTTATTCCGAAAGGGTCACGAGATTGCGGAAGAAGCCGACAAGCTGTGCGAGTTTGCGCTTGGGCTTTCGTCGCATCGGCCAGTACTGAAGCACTTGAGTGTTGACGCGGAGCGGATCACCGAATACGCGGCTCGTTTTCTGGAAAGCCACCAACTCGAATTGAGGAAAAAAGAAATGACCACGACCAACGCACATCCTACGGCGCCGGTTGCGCTTACCAAGGAATCGCTTGATGCAACGCTCGAAGAATTCGGCGCGAAATTGCTCAGCGACGTCGACGCCAAGCTCGCCGCACTCAAACCGGGCGATTCCAAGCCGGAACCCGCAGTAGAAAAGCCTGGGGGTGAGATTCTGTCGCAGACCTCATTGGACGCGACGCTCGATAAGTTCAGCGAGAACCTACTTTCAAAGGTTGACGGAAAGCTCTCGCTAGCCATGAGTACGCTGATGGTCAACGGCAATCAGCTCTCGAAAGACAGCGGCCAAGCGGGCAGCGATCCGGATGCCAAGTACAAGGCCGAGTACAACTCGCAATTGGCGGCGTTCGCTCAGATGGGAATGTCGCTCGATGAGTACGTTACCAGCCGCAAGATCGACGAAGGCAAGGAACTGCTGGCGCCGAAGTCGGCCGCTGCGGCCTAGCAAACCAAGTGGCCAACTGATTTTCGTTGGCAGTCACCGAACCACATTATTTTGACGCGAGGATAATTCAATGGCAGTAACAGCCAATCAAGTAGTCGCGAAGCGGGGCCACACCGAGCGGCGCAGCGTGCCGGTGGCGGCCAGCACGATCTTGTACGAAGGCACGATGTGCTTCGAAGACGCCGGTGGCGACTTCACGGGCACGGTGCTCGAAAACGGCACGTTTGGCGGTATCGTGATCGATAACGTCGACAACAGTGCCGGCGCCGACGCGGACAAGAAAGCCGACGTCTGGGTCACTGGCGAGTTTCTGCTGACGCTCAGCGCCGCCACGGCGGTCGCGGCCGACATCGGCAAGCCGGTGTATGGCGTTGACAACTTCCAGATCACCGAAACGGCAACCGATTTGGTGCCCGTTGGCATCATCACCGAAGTGGTGAGCACGACGCAGGTTTGGGTGGAAATCCACGGCCTCGGCATGCGAGACACCGGTCCGTTGGTGACCTAGTCGCTTCCTGTAGCTCGAATTTTCGCCGGTACGGCATTCACTCAATACGAAAAGGATCGCAATCATGTCACTCGACACTGCCGCTGCGGTGGCAAAGCTCCGCAGCCTGACCGGCAAGTTCGACAACGCCGTCAAGAGCACTGTACCGTTCTACCCGCGCCTCGCAACAATCATCCCGTCCGACGGGTACGACGAAGAGTACGGCATGCTGGGTGCCGTGCCTCAAGTTCGAGAGTGGCTCGGTGCGCGCAGGTTCAACACTGTACGAGCGGCCAAGTTTACGCTCGAAAACAAGCATTGGGAATCTGGCATCGAAGTCGAAAAGACCCGCATCCGTGACGATCGAATGGCGATCTACGGGCCGATGTTCACGAATCTTGGCGTGCGGGCGGCTCGTCACCCCGACAAGCTGCTGATCGGTGATCTGGTTGTGAACGCAACCACCAATCTCTGCCTCGACGGGCAGGCATTCTTCGACACGGATCACTCTTGGGGTGATTCGGGTGCTCAGGACAACGACAAGACCTCGGCCATTGTCGCTGCTGCGGCGCCAACGGTTGACGAGTTCAAAGCGGCTTTCCTGGCCGCCGTGATTGCGATGTTTGCTTTCAAAGACGACTTCGGCGAACTTTTGCACGATGACGTGATCGTTGACGATCAGGCTGGGGCTGAGTTGCTTGTGCTGTGCCCTCTCAAATACTGGGATGTGGCCCAGCGGGCGGTCACGCCTGGCATTCTGATCAACAACGGCGAAACGAATGTCCCCATCGCGTCGGCGCGCGTGGCAAAGTCGGCTCATATCACGGGCGATTACTTCGACTTGTACCGGACGGACACGCCCGTGAAGCCGTACATCTTCCAGGCCCGCGAGCCGCTCACGCGCGGCATGAAGGGCATGGATGATATGGAGTTCAAGGAAGTGAAGTTCATGACCGAAGCGCGCTACAACATTGGCTACCTGGCCTGGTGGAATGCCATCCGCCACACGTTCACGACTGCCTAGTAGGCGGGCGTGACTTCGTGCGGCATTCCTTCAACACAAGCGAGATAGTTCGATGGCAAAGAAAAAGACAACGGCGTGGGGCCTCAAGGTCGGCCACACGACGCCATTTCGGCGGACGGTCGACATCGGCACCAAGGGCAAGCCCAATCGGGTGCAACTCGTATTCCAGCCGGATACGCCGTATGAGCTGACTGAGCAGGAGCTCGCCGGCGTCCAGCGGTTTGTTGACTCGGGGCTGATCGTGCCGTGGCTGCTCGATCCGAAGGGACGGCGCCGCTCTCCGGCAGCGGCGGCGGAAGGCAAGAGCGAAATCGACGCGATGGGAAAGCGGATCGCCGAGCTCGAACTCGATCTGGCCGCCGCCGAAGAGCAGGTGGCGATCCTGATCGAGCAAGTCAAGTCGCTCGGCGGCGAGCCCGAAGTCGAAGCCGTCGGCGAAGCCGAGGAGACTGCGACGACCGCTGATAGCCGCGAGTGACACGATGCCCAGCCGCTTCGAGACACAACTGGCCGACGAGTGGTCCCGCTGCTACTCCGAGTTCAAAGAAACGGTCATTCGCCGGGCGGCCGGCGACGCCAGTAAGACCGAAGAGGTCTCCGCAATCGTGAACTTGGATTCGGGGGGCGGAGCGGGCGGACTGGTCGAGGACGAACGCGGTCGGATGATCCAGGCCGACGGCGAGCTGGAGATTGCCGCCACGCAGGCCACGACGCCGGACGACACGTGGGTGATTCGGGGCCGAGTCTACAAGGCGATGGGAGGTCCGGTCAGCGAAGACAGTGCGTCGAAGACGCTCTCCCTTGTACGGCGCGAAGGAATTATCGACCGCAAACCACGGGTGCGCAGGTGAACGAGTGGCAATCAGCACGGAACCATCGACCTTCGAGTACGCCCGCGACTGGCTCGTCGCCAGCGAGTGCTTCGTCCGTGACTTGATGCTCCGCACCGAACCGACGACAGACGAGGCCCGCGATGCCGCGAAAGCCCGCATTTACAACGAGGAGATCCCGGCCGAGCCGAACTTGGAAGCGGAAGGAGAGACGGCACCGGATTTACCGCCACCGGTCCACGGTCGCCCGCGCGCGCTGATCGAAAAGGTATCCGACCGCCGCGAGTTGGCGGGGACGGGGACCTGGCGCGGCACCGGGCGATTGGAGATTTCGGTTGAGACGCCGCTCCCCGCTGCGTTTCGGTACTTGGGCGAGGACTCGCCGACCGAGCGGGCCGCCAAGTTCAATGCGTTTCGGACGTGGTGCGATCAGATGCTCAACACACTGCGGTCCGAGTTGTACGCGGAGAGTGGCCGGGGCGACGGGGCCGGCAATCCGTACTTACACGCGACGTCGATCGACGTCGAGGCGAAGCCGATGGATCAGGAGGTCCAGGAAATCGAATTGTTCGTGGGCTTCACGCTGGGGGTCGATTGGAGGTGATGCGATCGGCGATTCCGGCGAGCAGCCAGAGCACGGCGAACCGCCAAGCTAAAGTGTGCGAAGGTTCGACAAACCAATCGTCCGCATAGGCATTGCTGAGTAAGGCAAATGCTAGAGACACGCAAGCACACCCAAAAAACAGGCTACCGATGATTTTCAGGTCCATGTCCCGAGTATAGCAGATGGCCATTAAAGGCGTACTCCCGAAAACGATTTGGGTGATCGACGTGCCCGTGCGGCCCGACGACCTGGCCAAGCGGTGGCACAACAAGTACGCCAAGGCGGCCCTCCGCGACACGCTCGAATGGTGGCACAAGCACCCCGACGGATTCAAGGACCACTTCGAGCGCGGCAACCGCGAGAAGTTCCAACACTTCCCGCGGACCGAGAAATACAAGCGGGCCAAGGCCAAGGGTGTCAAGGTCGACGGCAAGCGGTACTTCTCGACCGTCGATTTGGTGAAGACCAGCCGGACGAAGGAACACATGCGGAAAAACAAAAAGATTACGGTTGGCGGCACGGCGGTGGGTGATACGCTCCGCGGCACGTTGATCTTGCGGTTTCCGTTCAAGGGCGGCACGGGCCGCCTTCGCCAGTTGCATCGCGTGCCGAAAAACCTGATCGAACTCATCAAGCAGGACAAGCTCCGCGAGAAGGTGCTGCATCAAGCACTGACGATCCAGAAGATGCGGATCGAGCTGGAGCGGTTCGACGAGGACGACCCGCGTTTGTTGGCCGAGCACTTCCTCCGCGCGTACATGCAGAAGGTCGAGGCCCATCGCGCTGGCCGGAAACGAACCAGAATTTCACGCGGCAACTCGCAGGCCGCATAGAGGTGTCCAATGGCAGATCGCTATAGTATTTTTTCCGGTTCGTTCACGCACGCCGGCGGGACGATGAATCTTCAGCAACTCGACAGTCAAGGCTTGTCGGCCGGCTCGCGGAAGAAAACTATTCGGCCGGGCGGAGCGACTAATCCGGCCGCGCATATTCTCTCGACCGCCAATCCACGATGCCAGTTCCGCACGTGCGACTTGCTGACGTTGCATACAGTGATGGGCAGCAATTTCTTCCTCTACTGCTCGGGCGGGCACGTGATGCGCTACCAGAAGCGGATCGAGGGCGGCGCGTTCGCCGCGGGCCTCGATCATTTTGTCCAGTCGACCGCGAAGGGGTTTCTGTACATCACCGAAATCGGGGTCGACATTGATAGTGACGAAGGCGCGTACGCCAATTTGGAATACATCCCGCTGTCGGTGGCCGGTGAGAATCCGATCGCCAACACGCCGGCCCAGAGCTTTGCGGCCGTGGCGGCGCCGGCCTTCATGTCGCAATACTTCATGGGCGGGCTGTGGCTGGCGACCACGCCGGTGTTGGGGCTGACGCGGTTCGCCTTCCGGCCGGGGACGCAGGTTGTGTCGCGGCGTTCGGACGGCGGAGTCTTTTCGCGTGCCGACGGCACGTCGATCGTGGCCCGCGATCCGATGTTCGATTTGACGTTCCTCAATGCGGAGTTTGCTTACGACATTGGCACGATGTTTCTGACGGCGTTGGGGGCGACGATCAACGGCTACCTGCAGCGCGGCACGACGGCAGTCGACGGTCGGATCGCGGGGGCCAGCTTGAGCCACATCCGCTACGCCGCCGCGGCGGGAAGTTGGGGCGTCGATAATCTCAGCGTGTCGGGAATCGACGACGCGACAACGCAGGTGATGATCGCGCCGGTCGGTTCTGTCGTGCCGACTCTAGGCGTCGCATTGGGAGCGTAGCATGGCTGGGATTCTGGTCTACATTCCGTCGCCGGCGTCCGGCGATCCACGCGCCGAGCTCCGCCGGGTCGGTCTAGACCCGCTTCTGGATCGTTCTGTCGATCCGCTGGCCACCGAGGTCCAGACCGGCCCAGACGGCGGATCGGGGATCCTGGTTACGTTCGACGCGCCGGGACTGCCCGCCACGCCACGCCAAATCGACCGTGAGACGCAGGAGTGGCAGCCGGCGCCGCCAGACGGCGAACTTGCCAAAGATCGCTTCTGGCTCGGCTATGTGCGTGGAGAGAAGCCGTCGGCGGGCGAGCTACAGCGGGCGGAGCTGTTCGACGGCGAGCCGGTGGCGCTCCGCGACGGCAATGGTTGGGTCGTGCCGATCGCGGCGCTCCTCCCGCAGCGTCTGTCGCGCGACCCGAATACGGGCGACGAAGTGCGGCGTGTCACGGAGGAGCACCGCGCTTTCGACGAGTGGGCCAACAGCCTGCTCGAACTGTTTATGTCGGACAGCTTCCAAGTGATGCTGCGAAAGGAATTGCGGGTCCAGATTCCGAGCGGGATGCGGTTTGCGGCGCTGGCGCTGGCCAAGAATTACCGGGTGACGATCGACGTAATCGACGTGCTCGACCTGGTGGGTGAGATCGAAGCGGCCCGAGTGGCAATGGTGGCGGCGGGGATCACGTCGATCGAGAAAGCGATCGATCAAAAAAAAAGTACAAGACAGCCTTTCCTCTCAGCCGCCGTGAACTGAATGCGATGCTCTACGCCCGCGGGCTTCAGGGGCCCGGGTACGAACCGACCTGCTTTGACGCCTTGGCCGTGCTGTTCAAGGTCTACGACAACCCGCCCGTGACGATCAACCACATCAAATTGCACCGGTGACACGATGGCCGTGAAAGAAGACGTCAATATCAAAGTATCGGCCGACATGGCCGAAGCGCTCCAGGCGTGGAAGGACATCGAGAACGGGCCCAAGGCGCTCGAGGAAGCGCTCAAGCGGATCTCCGACTTGGAGCAAGGCTCGTCGACGAAGTGGGCTAGTGCCTTGGAGGGTATCGTCGGCAAGTGGCTGTCGATCGCTGCTGCCATCAAACTCGCCAAGGACGCGGCCGAGAGTTACTTCGCCACTCAGCAGAAAATAAGCGGTGAGCGCGTAGAGAATACCAGGACGATCGATGCCGCATTTACGGCTTCGCTCGGCGTGCGTCATATTACGCGCGAATCACCAGCCGGGTCAGCGCTTTTCAACCGAGTTAGGCAGGCCGCAGTCGCAGCAGCTTCCACTGCCAGCCAGGCTTTTGCCACGAGCGACATTTTATTTCGCCAGGGCGGCGATACGCAAGAAAATCTGATTGCAATGTTGGGGGTGGCGGACGTATCGAAACAGTTAAATGGTCCGGACCCATCGGAGGCGATCGCGTCGATACTGCGTCAGTCGGGAGGAAAGATCACCCCCAAAAGGATCGAAGGTCTTGGCGGTCTGATGACTTCGCTGTTGCGGCCTGGCGTCGGCGCCAACCTCGGGATGATCGATGAATACAACCAGTTTGCTACCCAGGTGACGGGGGCCGGATTCGACGAGCAACAGGGATTGTCGATGTGGGTCGCGCTGCGCAGCAAAGAAACCAATATGAGGCGTGCAGGAACTCAGTTCCGCTCACTGTTCGACGCCGACGTTCGACCCGGCGAGGCCCAACAACTCGCGGGCCTGCAATCGCGTGGTGCGGCGATGGTGGCAGCCGGTGGCGGAGATTACCAAACGCTGGTCGACATTGTTGGCGGCAGCATGGCAACACGTGAACAGCGATCCGAAACCAGTGCGGCATTTGGTCGATACACGCCTGGTGTTGTCGGTCGTCGCGAGGCCCGCAACAACCTAGTGAGTTTACTTGAGTCGATGGGCATAGAGGGAACGTACAGGGGGACAGAAGTCGAGAGTGTTTTTGACAACCCGTGGGGGCCGGATTTTCTCGGATTTAACAAGCTATCGATGAAGACTACGCAGGCGGCATACGCGCTGCAAAGGATGACTACCGATTCGACGGGCAGCGATTTTTTCTCTCGGCAATCTGGCGCAAAAAGCGCTGCCGAATTGAGCGAGGAGCGAAGGATTTATCGTGAGCAAATCATGGGCCAGCGCGAGATTGTCCATCGGTTCCTCGGCCCCGACGGCCGCGACGTGCCGGTTCAGACCGAGGGCGAAGCGCTCAACCAGGACGTGAGCAACGACGCTACGCAGTCCGCCAACTTCCGGAGCCCGTGATGGCGATCGTTCTCACGCTCATCGAAGACCCGACCGGCACGCCGGTCAACCATATCCAGGCCAAGGGGCTGGTGACGCGGATCGAGATCGGCGAGCGGGCGCTGGCCGAAAAGATTACCAAATTCTGGGGCGTTGATGGCGAGAGTCGGATCGCGGGCGGCTACGGCGGTCGCGACATTCAGGTCGAGATGACAATTTACGATGACGCTGAGGAAGACGAAGACTTCGACACGGCCCGCAAGCTGGCCGACTACCTCGACGTGACCCTCAACACGACCAAAAAGGGGGAGTCCGGCCAACTCACGATCACCAGCGAATCGAACCACGCCCCGTTCGATGATTGTCGGTTCGGTGGTTGCGCGCTCTTGGAAGGTCCGAAGTTGGACGTCGCCGGCATGCTGGGCGGCGGGTATTGGGCCGACGTCGTGTTGATGTTCCGACAATTGAGTTGAAACCATGCCGAGCCGTGACAACGTCGACTACAAGGTCTTCCTCGAGGGCATCTGGGCCAACGATCCAGACGCCGACGGCGTGTCTGGCACGTTCGACTACTTCGACGTGCTGACGATCGCCGAGTCGGCCGGCGCGGCGAAACTCGACACGGCGGTGCTCGACTACAAGCAGGCGGTGCTTGAGGACTTCGACCCCTATGCCTTGCTCGGCTTGGAAATCGAGATTCAGCGGATCGGCGGGTCGAGTGAGATTGTCCACTGGGGGAAAATCACACAGCTACCAATCACGATCAACCCGCGCATGGAAACCCTGCGGATCCAGTCGCGGACAGAGCTCTATCACCTCGGCGGCAAGGTCAATGGCTACCATGTTTACGACCCGGCCACGTCCGCCACGCGCGTCGTCGACGGCGAGCTGATTTTCAACCCGCTGATCGATGGCACGGTCTACGGCAACCGAAACGACACGCGCACGACGGCGGGCGGCGATCCAGTGTTCCTCGACCCCGAGTCGGTGCGGACGGCCGCCGCGGTCACGTACCAGGGCGGCAACATCGCCACCTGGACGCTCGCCGAAGCGATCTACTATCTGCTCTGGTCTCTCAACACGGCCCAGACGAATATCGCTAACGAAACGCTCGGCAACTTGCAAGCGGTCTTTAACGACCCCACCGTTGTGATTCGTGATTTGCGAATCGCTCGAGGAACTTGGCTAGCTGAAGCGCTCGACGTGGTGCTCACCCCGCTGGGATACCAGTGGAAGGTCAGCCGCACGGCGCTGGGCGCCCGCATCTATTCGTTCTGGAAAAAGGGGAACGGCGGCACACTACGATCGGTGTCACACCAGCGGCTAGGCTCGACGCTTGTCCCTGCGTCGACCAACGTCGAGGCGGCCGGGTTGAAGTTCGACGTGTCCAGCCTGGCAAACGACATTGTGATTCTGGGCGGCTACACCGAGTACGAAATCACCGCCGAGCTGGCCCGGGCTTGGCCGGAGTCGGACGATCCGCCACCTGGAATCGGCGACGAGCTGTCGACAGATCACCCAGACTTCGAGTCGAAAAAGGACGTGCTGCGGCGGTGGGTGCTCAACGAGGCGGGCGACTACATCGGACTGCGGCCGGAGCTCGACGACGTGTACACGTCCGACATCCGGGACGCACTATCGGCCGCCGGGATCGCCGCCGACTTCGTGCCACGCCGGCGGCGCCTGCTGCCGACGCTCACGCTCGATGCGAACGGGGAGCCGATCGGCAAAACTGACGGCGTGGAAGTCGAATACTCGGACGAACTCTCCAGCCAGTGGAAGCCAGTCACGGGCTGGGGCTGCGGGTTGCTGAAACACGAAGCGGGTGTGTACTTCGACTTTGATCGGCCGCCGGACGAGTTTATGATCGACCCCGACAACCTGCGCATTCGCGCGACGTTCACGATCCAGAGCGACTTGCGCTTGTTCGGCTACGCGCCGAAGGTCGCCGGCTCGCCGAATAGTGAAGTCGTGCAGGTGGTCGTCAGTGCGCCCGATCGGTTTCGGCTCCGCGCTCGACTCACTGGACTCTCGAAATACGCTGGCGGGGCTACGGCTTCATTAGCTGTCGATGATACGACGCCGATCACGGACTTCGCCGCCTATGCCCGCGCCGCCTGGGACTTGATGCACGTCGGCGGAGCAATCCAGCTCGAAGGGCTCGACCGGCTGTTCTACGTCGGCGACCGGATCTCTGGTGTCGATTTGAAAAACATCGACTTCGAGGCCCGCCCATCGAGCGGCGTCTACCCGCAGATTGTGGCGATCGAGCGCGAAATTACGAATCAGGTGACTACGTTGCACCTCGAACACTTTCGGCAGCCGCTCACGCTACCCACCCGCACGCGCGGGACAAGCAGTCGCTTCTCGACCAAGGCGATTCGAGGCCAATCACTATGACTCGGACGCGAGATCAATTCGGCAACCACGACGCGCAGCAGCACGTGCGCTACGTCGAGGTCTACACGATCGACACTCCCGTGGACGTCACGGGCGCGACCAACGCGGCACCGATCGAAATCACCGCTACGGCGCACGGCTTCGCGACGGGCGATAAGGTCAAGATCGAAGGCGTGTTGGGGAACGACGCGGCGAATGGCGTGTGGCTGGTGACGGTCACCTCGTCAGCTACCTTCACGCTCGACGATTCGACGGGCGACGGCGCGTACACGTCGGGCGGTACGGCGATCTTTGCGAGCCCCGTCCAGGTCAAGCTGCTCTACTCGACCGATGGCAACGACTACGTGGTGGTTGGCGATCCGTTCCGGATCGGCGACACCAACACGGCGGACGACGTGACCACCGAGGACCGCCGCTGGATCACGTGGCGGCGCGATACTATGCGCTGGGAACTGCTCGGCGGCGGCATCGGCGACCACTACCAGATTGTCCGCGGCGAAACCACCGGAGCGGTCGGGCCCTCCGACGTAGCGTTTCAAATTGAGGGAGTTGATCCGCACGAACAACACTCGGCAAATCCGGGCTCACCGCTCTGGGTCAAGGCACCTTCAGGCGGCGTGACGCTCACTGTGGGCACTGCTATCTGGGCGATCTACCGTGAGAATGTTTTGACGTTCGATCCAGGCAGCGGCGACGTACAGGTCGACTGGTTGATGTTCGAGCCGGGCGCAGTCGCGCCGCCACAACTGCGGCGATTCGAGTTGACGGCCAACAAGGCGCTCGCATCGGCGACGGCCACGGCAAAGTTTCTCACCGACGCGGGAGCCACCACCGGTAGTGACGTGACGCTCTACGATCCAGAGCAGCAGTTCTCGGGTCGCATCGCCGGCAACCTCTACACTGGCTCGCCCGGCTTCCGGGGAGTTGCTATTCTGCGTACCGACCTTGGCGCGGTGGAACCCGACCGCTGGGAAATCGTGGTGATGGATGGCCTGGCCGAGTTCGTGGTGCTGAAAAAGTATTCGGTTGGCTTTTACAAATATGTGTCCAGCCTGAGCACGAACGACCAGTGGGCCAACATTGCGCCCGGTGAAGTCGACGACCAAATCACGCTCACCGACCCATCGTCGCTCTTTCCAGGCGTCGTCGAGGTCGATCAACTCATCACCGCCCGACTGTCCGACCCGGACACGTCGCCGCCGACCTATGCAGCTATTAGTTCACGTGCGTGGGGCAAGCGCGTGCGAGGTACGGTGGTCGGCAATATCTTGGTAGCTGCGTCGACGTTCACAATCGAAAACATTACCGAAGTTTACGGCGGTGTGGTGCCAGCGGAACCGCTCACGGTTCGGCAGATTTTCCAACAGGGCTATGTTGCTGGCCAGCCGACTGAAGCGATTTGGAATCAAGCCTCACAAACGTGGGACAATCTTCCGTCGCCGAATCTGCTCGGCTGCCATTTGCTCGCGGACGCCTACGGATTCATCCACGTTACGGCGTCGACACTAGCTGGCGCAGGACTGACTTATGCGGCCGGGCCGGGTGGCTGCGATCAATTAACGGTGGCTGGTTCGATTGCGATCGATGAAGGCTATTGCACCGAACTTGAAGACCTTGCAACAGACAAACTGCATCTCAATCAAATAACGGCTGCCGCAGGCTCAGTGCCGGCAAACTTGGATACTGGCGAGCAACAATTTTGGGCCCATTTTGCCGGCGCGACAGCACGTACCGACGCCGATTGGAAAACGGCAGGGTCTTATTCCGCGTCACATTTGTGCGGGGGATTGTTTAACTTTCAGGGCTCATGGGAGTGGCGCGACTTTCAAAGCTACAGTGCCACCGCCTTCCAAATATTCGTCAACGACAATGATGATTTCGACCTAAAGACGACTGCTGACTATAACACTGTCGGTAAGCAGCTCTTGTTGAACGATGCTGATTCGTGGAAATGGATCAACAGAAACCCAGCACCAGGCGCTGATGGTGCGGTGACCATCAACAGCTTCGATGGCGTGACGCTGGAGCTAGTTGGGGACACGCTGAAAGTAACAGTCAACTACACACCGGTAACGGTCTACGGTACGGCCGGATCGTCTACGTCCAATGAGGACACGGTCGATACGACGGATTGCGGGGTGTAGCAATGCCGCTGTATTTAAAGAGCGGGAAGCTGTTGGTTAGGGACAACAAGCTGGCTGCGCACGCGGACTGCTGTTGTTGCTGTCTGAACGGTTTAACTCCGGCGATTGAGTTGAGTGGCTATTCTCCGGGGGAGTGCAGTGCGTGTTCAAACCTCGACAACAGCTACATATTCTCACTCATCGACGAAGCAGCGGACTGTTGTTACAGCGATCCGATGACCATCGGGAGCGGCTACTGTTTTGGCTCCATTGCCAGCATTTCAATTGCAATTAACTACGCTCCAGCAAATCCTAGCGCATGCTACATCTTGGTGCATCTGTGCTTATACCATCCATTTCCGCTGTTCTATGGTCTAACTGACAAGTTTGCGTTGACCGGCACAGATGCTTATGACGCATTGACAACGGCATGCGAAGACAGGAATGTGTCCGTAGGTATTCCGTACATAGATACATATCATGGAAACGGGTGCGTTCCCGCTTCGTGCGCTGGTCCAGGCGGCGGTACGTCTACCAACCCTGAATGCTCTGTTGGCACTTGCACTTTAACCCTTTCATGACAAGCTATTGTAAGTGGCGCAGGCTGACCGTTGGTAGCAAGTGTCTGCGTTGCGGTTACAGTTTGACTAGAGAGTTCAACAAACCGCCAGTCAGGATTTGCAGCTTCGGCCTCGGCGACTACACCGAACAACTACTTGCGTCGATCGGCGTGACAAAAGAGCGATACGTCGAAATCAAAGAGAAGTTCAACCTCGCCCCGACGTGCGACTGCGAGGCTCGCAAGGAGTGGCTCAACAAAGTCGGCAGGTGGCTCAGACTCTAAACATCACGTCGACTGCCCATCGACGTAGACCTCGATCTCTTTGCCGCTGATCTGTTCTACCAATTGGATCAGCTCGTCTACCGTCGATAATTCGGCTTGCAGTTGCGCGACTGGTACGCGGGCTGCCTCGATCAGTGCGGGAAGTTTCTTGATGCGCATTTCAGCGTCGCGCTTTTCGGTCCATAGCTTGGCCTGCGAGCTGGCAAGGTACGCCTCAGTGTGTATCTTCTCGGCTTCGAGATTTCCGAGCGTGGCAGCCGCCCGCCCGCCACGACGCATGATCCGCCGACGAATCGACCCCAGGTTCGACGGCGTGAGTGCGATCGGTTTGCCACGCTCGGAGTCGACTGCATATTCGAGCACCAGAATCGTCTTGCCGCGGACCTCAACCGAAACCTCGATACGAGGGTTGTACGGCCCGTTAAGATTGATGCGTGCTGGCGCGTCCGAAGTGACCTGCGTTACCCCAGCAAACGTCGTCCGAATTCGCAGCCCTTGATCCGGCGTGAGTGGCTCGATAGAAAAACGCTGGAGACGTTCGCTAAGGTCCAGCGTCACGACGTAATCGGATTCCGTTTGCTTCCGGGCCAGTTCGTCTTGTGCGGGCAGAAGTTGGACCGGTTGCCGCGGAGCCATGGGCGGCGTGATCGGCTTGCGTGGCGTCGCATGGCTCACCCGCGGTATGTATTGCCGTGGCGGCGGTTCTGTCCGGCGCACGATTCGTGGCTGCGGTTGCTTTGACGGTGTGGCGACACGACTCTGCTGCACCGTTTCGATCGGCACTCCGCCAAACGCGCCGAGCACGTAGGAGCGGAAGGCTTCAAAATTCATCGCTACGAGAATGGCAGGAATCAGCGAAGCGGTGTAGCCGATCGCGCGGAACAAGGCGCGGTTGCGGCTCTGTTTGTAACGCAGCTCGGCCAATCGTCGCTCATCGGCGATTCCCATGGTCTCACCTCCGAAGCCCACGCTACCCGCCCGACCCGTAAAATGCAAGCTGCGTTCCACACCAAAACCCGACCTCCCACACCGCCCCCAGCCGCGATCCGCCAGTGCTCGGCGACTGTTGACCCGTCCGGCGGCCGCGCTCGTCTACGGGCCCTTGCCAGTCTTGGACCGCTTGGCCGAGAACCGCAGCCCGACAGCGACAGCGAGCGACTGCGCGGTCGCAAGCCGGATGTTTGTCTTGGAGTGCCACCATCTATGCAGCGATGCAGGGTCGACGCCAGACGCATCAGACAGTGAGTTGAGAGTGCCGCCGGCAATCAAATAGTGGTCTACGCCATCCCTCAGTAGCTTTTCAATGGTAACTGCCATGCCTTGATGATACATCGTCCGCCAGTATTGTCAACGCTCAATAATCTTTTCGAATTACCTATTGACAATAAACAATACTGCCGATATAATGAGGGCATGACGCGGCCGAGTGAGCCGCGACCAGTTGCCGGTCGGCTGAGTGACAGACCGGAGTGGCGCCGCAAGCGCCGGGAGAATGAAAGATGACAACGACAATCAAAAAAGCATGGCCAGCTCAGCTCCGAACTGTTGCACGCGGCATGGCGAACGACACTGCCGACTATCAACCGCCGATCTTCCACACGGGAGCAGACGGCGCGCACGTCACCACACTGACCTTGCACGATCGCGCCGGCGAGACCTACGACGGCCACCCGACGATGCAATTGACAGTTCGTGGTGGCGATGGAGGCCACAACCTAGAGCGTCTTTTGCAAGCAGCGCTCGACGCCGTCCGCGCTGGCCGAGTCGTCCGCTAGTCACCAGCCATCCCGCCTCACCCCGCGCCGGCTTCGCACCCGGCATTGGTTTGCGGGGTGGGGCACTTTAGAAACTGCCCCTGCCAAATCCAGCAGCGGGCGGTAGAATGATTGTCATGGACGCGACGTTCTGTTTCACGAATTCCGTAGGCACAAGGGAACCGCTCTACAATTGGACGGCCGACCAGATTGTTCAGTTGATGGAGACCCAGCAGAAAGTGTTCGCTGAGTTCCGCCGGCGCGAGTTGCGTGGTTTCTCGGAAGCTATCGAAAAGATCGGCCCGTGCAGTATCTGCGGCCACAAGATTACCTACCGGCATGAATGCGGCGACGCAATCGTGCTCTGCGAACGAATGTATCGTCAGCTTTGTAGGTCGGCTGAGATTGTTGAATCGGCTGGACCAGGCGATATCTTCCGTGGAATCCGGCTTGAGCCATTTCCGTGTGAACCACGGGCACCGCTGCAATAGGCATTGCTTCGCTGAGTCGGACACGGTACTGGAGGGGTGAACCATGCCAATCGCACTGAGACTTAAAAACTGCCGAATTGTCAAGCAAGCCGTCGACGGCCATTTCATAAAACTGCTGGTCGAATCCACCAGCGGCGACATGGGAACAATTGCAGTGGATCTCAACTCGTCAGTCGATTGCCGTGACCTGTTCATCCAGCAAGAAAACAACCAGTTCTTTCGGTTCATAAACCGCTAACCCAGCAGCGACACGCCAGCCGTCAAGGAATCCTTGACCACTCATAGCGGCGGCGGGGTTACTGGCTCGGGACGGCTGATCCAGGCCGAAACAGCAGATCCACCGGCGCCACCGGCTTCACAATCCGCGGATCAAGATAACTCATCGTCACCTTCCGGCTGCTGTGCTTGAGTAGGTCGGTCGCGTTTCCGCCGGCCGCCTCGTAGTGGCTGGCCACGCTCTTCCGCACGACGTGAAATTTGTATTGCCGATTGTCCGGCAGTCCGGCCTGCCGCATGATCCTTCCCAGCCGCCGATAGATGTACGTCGCCGAGTAGGGCCAGCGGTATACCAGATCGCTTCCCACGGCTGAGCGTGGCCGAATCTTGCGGAGCGCATCGCGGGTGTCGGCTGCGATCGGCAGCAGGTTATCTTCCATCGCACCCTTGCGGGTCTCGGCGACAAACCGCACCCAGCCGCCGTCGAGATCGACCTGGTCCCACGTGAGCGCCATCAATGCGCCGATCCGCTCGCCAGTATCCCAAATGACGAGCATCAGCGCGCGCCAGAAGAGTGGCGGCGAAATGCTGCCGACCGGCAACCGCTCGGCGTCGATCGCCTCCATCATCCGGTCGATCTCGTCTCGCAAGAGTGCAATCGGCACACGCACCGGTGGCGTTTCCATTTCCACGGCTGGCCAGTTCGTGACGTAGCCTTTGGTGTGGAGCCATCGCCAGAGCGCGAGCAGGTTGAATAGGTCTTTGTTGATGGTGCGCTTTGCCAATCCTCCGTTGAGTCGATGGGCGGCAAACCTTGAGACCGTCGCGTCGTTCAAGTCCGCGAGCGTTGGTGGTCGCGTAAGGAACAACGCAAATTCCTTGAGTGTAGCGCGGTAGAGACGCTTCGTGTTTGGACGCCGCGAACGAATCTTGATTGGCTCGTATTGCCCTTCGTAGAGAGCAAATAGAAGTTTGTGTTGAGGCATTGCTTGGACGTTGGGGGTGTATCTAAACCCTAGCTCACGTCCATGCACAGCGCAGCCGTGCGTCGCCGGTACATCCGGCATATCCAAAAGTCGAAAGAAGTCCTCTCCGCTGAGAACTACGGCCAGTCCGCCGATTGTCGGCTCACTCAACCCTAATTGCGCAAATTGGCCGTGTCAAATTTTCCAGAAAAGAAATTCCCATGAATCCAAAACGCTGGTTGCAGTGGGCCAAACGCTCCGACCCAGATTGGTCGCCGCATGACGTGTGGATCCCACTCGCCGTGGTCGTGGCGGCGCTAGCCGTGTGGTGGGTGATGCACCCGGGATGAAAAGTCCCCGGCGCGGCGGCGGTCGCCGGCCGGGGTGGCACCGCGGGAGGTTTGCGGGGCCGAGAGAACAAAATGAAAAAGGCGGGCCGCCGCTGGATACCACTCCCGACGGCCCGCCCCAAATCCCAAAGTCGAATAGCGTTACCAATGCAAGTAAGTAAACCATCAACCTCGAGAAAGGACCAACAAACGCAAGCGGCAGGTGTCCCATTGTCCGCAAGGCTTTGGGGCGGTTCGGCTTTGCCGGCGTTTGCCGCGATATCGCCTGCCGCTTGCATTTACTTTCGTTTGCGAATATATTAGGAGCATGAGCACCGTGTCAATCCAACTCAAGGGGAAGATGTATACGTGCAGGGAGGCCGCCGAATTGCTCGACCTCGACCCAGACACGGTGCGCACGTATTGCAACTCCGACCCGCCGCGGCTTCAAGCCGTCAAGGGTGGCCGCGACTGGCTTATTTCTCAAGCGGAAATCGACCGCTACAACAGGGAGCGTCGCGATCCCGGTCGACCCCCTACAGATTGATGTAGCTGGGGAATTCTGAAAATCTTTTTTCGTCGGCGTTTTTGCCCTTGCAAACGTATTCGGTAGCGAATATATTTGCGGCATCGAAAGAAACGCCGGCCTTCTCACCTGGGCACATCGCCCACCTGAAGCCGGTAGCAAGTACCGGCCCTCTCGGCACCGCTGCCGTGCTGGCCCAAGAAAACTGGAGCCACCCGCATGGACTGGACCATCGTAAAGTCGCAGGCAGAGTTTGATGCGGCCATCGCCGCGGGCAGTGACCGCATCAGCCTCGAAGCCGCGATAACGATCGACGTTTGCATTTCGTCGGCGGTGCGGCTCGTAGTGAAGGCCATCACAGGCGGATTCTTTAGGGCGAGGGGAAGCTCGCACGTCGAGGCGCGGGAAAGCTCGCACGTCGTAGCGTGGGAAAGCTCGCACGTCGAGGCGCGGGATAGCTCGCACGTCGAGGCGCGGGATAGCTCGCACGTCGAGGCGCGGGAAAGCTCGCACGTCGAGGCGTGGGAAAGCTCGCACGTCGAGGCGCGGGATAGCTCGCACGTCGAGGCGCGGGAAAGCTCGCACGTCGAGGCGCGGGATAGCTCGCACGTCGAGGCGCGGGATAGCTCGCACGTCGAGGCGCGGGGAAGCTCGCACGTCGAGGCGCGGGATAGCTCGCACGTCGAGGCGTGGGAAAGCTCGCACGTCGAGGCGCGGGGAAGCTCGCACGTCGAGGCGTGGGAAAGCTCGCACGTCGTGGCGTCGGCCGCCGCTTCGCTTGCTCTTTTTGGTGCGAGCGTGTCTGCGAAGGCAGCCGCAATGGTCGCCGTACAACTACACCGCGGGGCGACGTGCGACGGTGGGCACCAAATAACAATTGTAGCGCCGGTGACTTCTGGCGAATGGTGTGACTACTACGGTGTGGAAGTCGTCGGTAGCTACGCGCTGCTGTTCAAGGGCGTCGACGAAGATTTTTTGTCGCCTCACGGCACTGTCTATGCGCCGGGCACCGAGTCGTTGGCAGGCGACTGGGATGGTGGCATAACAGAGTGTGGCGGCGGACTCCATTTTTCACCGACGCCGGCCGCCACGCTGGAATTCAATGGCGGCGCGACAAAGTACGTTGCCTGCCTCGTCTCACTCGCAGACATCGCCGTGCATCCTAACGGCGATCACCCAAACAAAGTGAAGGCGCGTGCGTGTTGGAACCATTACGAGTGCGATGTTGCTGGCAAGGTCATCGGCGCTAAGTACGAGCGTCCAGCGGAGCCAGCCGTTGTTGATCTAATACCGACGAGAGTGGGCCTAGCACACTAGCCGCTTGTCGCGGCCAATGTCCGTCGTCCCGCTGGCCACAACAACGGACGGGACGGCGGTTTTACAAATCGAGGACGGAGATCGAGGCCGCCGCACGATGCGGTTGAAGGAGATAAGTAACGTACACCGCCAGTTCGGTGAGGGCGCACTGCGGCGCCCAGTGGCGAGAAGAGCTGGCCATCACTGCCCGTAGGGGCGACCAAGGGCTGAAGCGCTCGCCAACTGATGCTTCGTTTCGCTTAGGCCGGCGGCCTCACCCGCCGCCGGCCGCCTTAAATCAACATGAAAAAAACAGATTCCATCACCCGCTGCTGCAAGCTGGAGGTCGTGGAGCTATCGAGCGAACACCGAAAGCTGATGTACGATCTTTCCTCGCAGCTACGAGAAGCGGCCAACTTCATTTGGCGGCAGTGGGAATGCTGGCACACGACACGCGACACATCCACCTCATTGAGACACTGCCTCGCGGCCGACAAAGCGTGGCATCAAAGCGACAAGGCAACTCGCGGCGGGCGACCGAAATGGACCGTGCAGCCGTGGCCGAAAGAACTCGCGAACGAACTTTACCACAAAATCACTACCCGCTTTCCAGGGCTCAATTCGCGGGTGCTGGTGCTGCTGCTGAATCAGATGCGCCAGACCGTGACCACGAAGCAGTCGAGCGCAGCGGCAACGAAATGGTGGATTGCTATTCTGCTTGACCTCGATTCGCGTGGCGGCTCGCGTTACCCGCAGCCGATTCCGTTTGATTCGGCCAATGCCAAGGTTCTTCCGGCCGATGAAAAAGGGCGCGTATGGTTTGAGGCACGGCTGAATCGAATCGAACGGCCGGGAAAGAAAACTGGAACGTCCACGCTGATTCGCGCCGCGTTGAAAACGGGCGGTAAGCGTGCCGCTTACGCACAACCGGCTGTGCAGATGGCGTCGGGCGACCGCAAGCTGGCGGGTGCGAAACTGACGTATGACGCGAAGAAACGAAAATGGTTTGTTGCGCTGAGTTACGAAGTGGAACGCGAGGCGATCGAATTGGACGCCGGGAAGATCGCTGTCTTGCGGCCCGGGTCTAGGAACTGTTGGACGCTACGAGTCGCTGGCCGAACATGGCGGCTAGGCGGACGCGGGCACCACGTCGCCCACAAACGCAAGACGAATCTTTTGCAGCGATGGAGTCGGCAGCACGGTTACACGTATTCACCGAAGCGCAAGGGGCGAGGGAGAGATCGCGGACTGCTGCCGGTGTTCAAACTCCAGTCGGCGTGGAACAACTTTGCGAGCGGATGCAATCGGCTATTGATTGCGGACGTGCTGCAATTGTGCTGCGACCAGGGTGTCGGCAAGGTGGTTTTAATTGGCGGGCACGAGGACCGGCTACTAGCGACAGCTGGCAAGGTTCCAGACCGCGAGGATTCGACCGGCTGGCCGTGGTATCAGCTCGAGCAGTTTTTGCAGCAAAGTGCGCAGCGGTTGAACGTCAAGATTGAATTGCGAGCGTTTTGCGGCGGCAAGATTGGCCGCAAGGCCGTGCCAAGTACGGCGTTACAGCCGACGAGGGTGAACGAGACAGCGAAACGGGGTGTTAGCGCAGGCGGAGTCTCCAAGCTATGTCGGCCAATCCGGTGAACGAGACAGCGAAACGGGGTGTTAGCGCAGGTGCGAAGTTGGAAAACTCGAACTACAGGCAGGTGAACGAGACAGCGAAACGGGGTGTTAGCGCAGGTGCGTCAGCTATACGGCGAGATGGTGGTGCGGTGAACGAGACAGCGAAACTGGGTGTTAGCGCAGGGGGGAAGGAACGACGCATGGATGAGACGAATGGTTCGGTAGCGACAGTTGCAGCGGATGATTTACGGTTTCGGATCGTTGGCGCAGCGGCCGAGGTATTCGCCGCGTTGGCGAAGGCGGCTCCCACCTTCAAGGAGATCGAGCGCAGCAAGACGGTGCGAGTGCGACCAAAAGATCAATCGAAAGCGGAATACGAATTCAGCTATGCGCCGCTCGAAAACCTTGTCGCCGCGACGCGCGAATCACTCTCGGCCAACGGCCTCTGCATTTGCCAGCCGTACCACTCGACTCGCGGCGGCTGGCTGCTGCGAACAATTCTCGGCCACACCAGCGGAGCCTACTTCGAGGCGATCGACTTTATTCCGGCCACCGATCGGACCACCAATCAGGATCTTGGTGGGATGCTCACCTTCCGCCGGCGATACGGCTACGCAGCGATCCTCGGGTTGACGTCAGAAGATGATGACGATGCGAACGCGGCGGATGGTAACGCCGCGGTGCAGGTGCCGCGTGGTGGACGATCGCAGCAGCGTGGGGCAGGGCGCCAGCAGTCGGCACCGGCTAGCCAGTCTAAGCCGCCTGCTGCCAACGTCTCGGCTGGTCTCTCGCTTCCGGTCGGCTGGCCCGACAGGTCCGAGCCGCCCACGATCATGCGGTGGATCGACGCGCTACCGGAAAACGTCGAGGCGTGGGAAAGGGCCTTCACGGCGCTGCAAAACAACGCCCCACTCTACAACTCGACCGTCGACTGGCCGCCGGTGATGACTCACTTTGCGAATCGGCTACGACGCATCATCGTTGCCAAAAAGATCGACGGGAAAAGTGATTTTTGCGCAACGCTGATCGTGGGCGAGATCAAACGCTCGTCGGAAATGAACGCCGAACCACCACAAGGAACGGAGTCCCATGTCACGCAAACTGCTGGCAACTAAGACATTCGATTACGCAGGCTTCGACGGCGAGCTGAAGAGCAAGCTGATTTGCCTGATGGGCGAGATCAACTCCGCCAAGGGCCAGCACATCAAGGCCGCCATGATGATGGGCGAAGCGATCCAGACGGCGAACGACCTGCTGTCCGAACACGGCAAGTACGGTCGGTTCGGCGAGTGGGTCGAGCTCGAATGCGGAATCGGTCGCACAACGGCCCACCGCTACATGGCAGCCTGGGGTCGCTTCCAAAAATGCGACGCACTCGGGCAGTTTGACGACACGGCCATGTACGCTCTCTCGGCGCCATCGGTGCCAGAAGCCGCCGCGATCGAGGCCAGCAAGCTCGCTTCGAAGGGCATCAGAATCACCGCCCAACGGGCAAAAGAGATCGTCGACTCGTACACGCCAAAACGCGAACAGCCGACCCCCCAAAAGGATAGTGATTGTTCCACGGTGGAACAATCGACAGCGCAACCCTCGGGAAATAGCGAGGTCGCGGAGCCGCCCCTCGACGACGAGCCCGTCGACTTTGACCCGGTCGAGCTCGAAGCGCAAACCGTCCGCCGCAACGGCAAGCCGGTGATCAGCCGGCAGGACCGGGTGACGGCCCAGAAACATTTGGGCGGCCTGATCCGGTCGCTCGAGTTGCTGGGCCTCTACGAGAAGCACAGTGCGGCCTTGTCCGCCATCACGGAGGACGTCCAGCGTGCATAGCCCCTGGCCCCATCAAGTCTCTGGCGTCGCCGACGTCCACCGCCTGATTGAACTGGGCGAGCGGAGGATCGTGCTCACCAGCCCGACCCGGGGCGGCAAATCTTGGATGATGCTCAAGATGTGCCAGTGGGGCTTCGATTCGCTGCTGATCGCCAACAAGAAGATTCTCATCGATCAGTTGTTTGAAGACACCGAGGTCGCCGACTTGAAAGCGGGGCTCGTGGCGAGCGGCTACGCGCCCGACGTGCTGGCCCGGGTGCAGGTCGCCTCAATCCAGACACTCCACAAGCGGTGGAAGGCCGGGCAGATGGAGTTGCCACCGGCCCAGCTGGTGATCGTCGACGAGGCCCACAACGAAACCGGGCCGCGAGCGGTACAGATCGTCGACGAGTACATCGCTCGTGGTGCGATCGTCGTGCTGGTCACGGCGACGCCGATCGGCATCAATCACATGGCGACGCGGATGGTGGTCGCCGGCCGCAATAGCGACCTGCGGTCCTGCGGCGCCATCGTGCCGGCCCAAACCTACGCCCCTGACGAGCCGACGCTCAAGGCGTTCAAGAAACAGCGGGCCGCGATCATCGAGCTCCGCAAGGAAGTCAAAGAGACGATGATGGAGGTGATCTGCGGTCGGTCGATCGAGCATTTTCGGCGACTCAATCCGACAAGCCGACCGACAATCGCCTTCCCGCCTGGCGTGGCGGACAGCCTGTGGTACGCCCAGCGGTATTCGTCGGCAGGCATCCCGTCGGCGCACATCGACAGCAACCGGATTTGGCTCAACGGGAGGACGCTCAATACGAACAAGAAGGGGCGCGACGCGCTCCGCGCCGCTTCGAAGAATGGGGACGTCACGGTCGTCTTTAACCGATTTGTGCTCCGCGAAGGCGTCACGTTTTCGTGGCTGTCGCATTGCATGTTTCTCTGCACGTTCGGAACGGTCAAGGCGTACCTGCAAGCCGGAGGCCGGGTGCTCGGGCAATACAACGTCGACGGTGTGCCACAACTTTCCGAGGTCACGATCCAAGATCATGGGGGCAACTTCTGGCGGTTCGACTCGCTCAACTGCGATCGCGTCTGGTCGCTCGGCAAGTCCGACCGTCAGTACCAGGATGAACACTTCGAGGAATTTCGAGGCAAGACGAAGCCCGAGCCAATCGTCTGCCCAAAATGTTCGAAGGTCCGCTATCGCGGCGTGGTCTGCCCGGGGTGTGGCTATGCCTACAAGGGCCGCACGCGGATGGTGATCGAAACCAACGGTCGGTTGCATGAGGTCCGCGGCGACATCTTCCGACCGCGTCGCGTGGCCGAGGATCCCACGCTCAAAGACAAATGGGTGACGGTGGTTTGCCGTTGCCGGAACGCGAAACGGACGATGAACCAGGCCCGTTCCTTGTTTCAGCGTGAGAACCAGGGACAGATGCCGAGCCCGGATTGGCCGTTCATGCCGAGCCGCCCTTCGGATTGGTATCTGCCAGCGGCGAAGTTGTTTCCTCCGAAGAAGAAGCCCGCGAATGTAGAACCCAGGCCGTTGTTCGACGGGACCGAGTCGGTGCTCGATCAGTTCATGGCTGCGGTGAAAGGAGTTTAGCGTGACACTTGGCGAACTAGAGCGGCTCACCGAAGCGATTGACGAGGACGACGCCGCCGAAGTGTTCCCGCTACACGATGAGGACGACGACTCGTTTGTGGGGCTCTGGGTCCAACATGGCGGCGTCAGGTCAAGCGTGACTGTAGAAGATCTGGACGGGTCCGACGAACTCGACTTTTGAAAGGGCTGATTATGGAAATCGACGGGCTACCGATTGGCGAAGTCTCCAGCAGCCGACTCGCAGCCATCGTGCGCTACGGTGGAGAATCGAATGTTGTCCAGGCCGCGTGTCGGACGGAAATCTGGCGGCGCGAGCAGGGACGTGGTAGTGCGACCGACGAGTCGGACGCCGACGAAGTGAATCGGCTGCTCGTGGAATCAAAACGAAAGGGATAGCGATGCAAATCAACACCAAGAACGGCGAGACCGTGTTCAAGCTGTTGCAGGTCGAGTCGCGTCGGATTCGCGACGCGGTGGCGATTATCCGCCGTGCTGCTCGCAACCTGGACGGGGTGGCTGGGGAAGGTCTGGCGCAGGCGGCCGACGTGTTCGACGCCTTCCAGTATCGCTGGACTTCCAACAGCGAACGACTCGACCGCGAAGATCAGGCGGTCGAGGGCGCATAAAAATGCCCGCGTCGATGAGCTCATCGACGCGGGCGGGCCGATTTCCCGGCGGCCTTACAACCTAACACGAAAGTATAGATTCGCGGGAATAGATTGGCAAGCCGCCTGTACGCGGAGCGAAGGCCCTGCCCGGTGGGTCAACTCCGGCGACTACGGTCGGAAATGAGCAACCCAAAGAGCGGGCCGCTTGCCGACGACAGACGTTTTCATTGGGGTTGGTGCGCGCCTGTTACGTGTACGGATGGGAGGACCATGAGATGAGTTTGACTGCCATAATTGCCCTATTGCGTTGGGAGCTTCTCGGCGAAGTCCCCGACGTCGACACGCTCCAGGAGTGTGTCCGAGAGCGCGACTCATACCAAGGGATCGCCGACTCATTTACGAGGATGCTCGACGAATGCGAACACGTGACAAAACCAGCCCGAGTTTTACCGATCAGCAGTTGGCCGGGCTCGAACGAACGGACCTCAAGCGGGCCGGACCATGGACCGCCACCATGCGCAAGTTGATTACCGAACTGCGGGCCGAGAAGCGGATGAATGCCGCACTGACGCGGATGGCGATCCGAGCGCTGGCGCGGTTCTCGACGCTCGACCGGGTGAAGCTGGGCGCGGCACGGAGACAAGCCGGTCGGGTGTTGGTTGTCGACTGCCCGGCCACGGCTGGGGAACGCTGCGTGGGAGAGACCATCGTTTACGCGGATGAGTTGGTCGACCTGAGCTCGGCGAGGTGCCCGGTTGGTAGTTTGCATCCGCGGTTCGAGGACGTGCTCGAAGCGGCGCTGTCTGGTTTGCCGAGACGGTTTCAAGGCATGCCAGGAGAGTTGTCGGTTTTCGTGCGATCGATTACCCGCTACCCGATGGATCTCCGCAGTGAAGTCGAGGCGCTGGTGAACGCGAACCATGCCGAACACGTGTCGAGAGCGCTGAGCGAACTCAGAGAAGGGCTGGAACATGAAACGCATGCGGCTAAAAGCCAAGAGCAAGAAACAAGCAGCGATGGAACGGGCGCACCGAAAGGAGAGATCGACCTTCCGTTCTGAATTTCAGACGTGTTGGTTTTGCCGAGCAGACATGGCGCACGACACGCATGAGATCGCCAATGGACCGTGTCGCATCCAGGCCTACGGCGAGCGATGTACCTGGGGCGCAGCTTGCCGGAATTGCAACTGTCTCGAACTCACGAACAAGAAAACATGGCCAGTCGCCAGACAGCTCGCGGTGAAGTGGCTCAACGATCGAGAGTGGTTCGACCTGGAAAAGTTCAATGCGATCAGGCGCGGCCTGCCACAAATAGTTTGGACTGACGTGGTGCTGTTGATTTGCAGGGAGTTGGATTTACCACAGAGGCACTGAGGACACGGAGATGAACTGTAGCTGGAAAGACGCACTTGAGTCAGTGATTCGTCAATGGTCAAAGATAGGGAAAACCTTGAGTCGAATTTGCCGGCTCCAGAAGCGGTGTCGACGTGTATGTTTTATATGCAAATGCGGAGATGCTTTCGAGCGCATCGTTTGGCACTGTCCGATTTGCGATCACCATTGGTCGATGGATGATACTGAGTGTACGAACTGCTATAGGTCCGAGCGGCCGGAACCGTTTAGGGGATGATGGCGATGATTAACGCAAATAGCGAAACGTTCGCGCTCGACATACTCAGGCTTAGGCCACGGCTGAACCACGCAAGGGAAGAGGGCCCGTCAAGCCACCACGGAGACAAGGCTATCGACACATTCGTCAACGTCCGCGAGGCGGTGGCGGAATTCCATTTCTCATTGAAACTTAACATGGAGATGTCGCCTGGTGAATCAATTGCGAAGTGGAAACGAGCCGCCAAGTCGGCGATGCAATTTTTAATCGAGGAGGCGGCGATCGTGGCCCTGCGGAAGATTCGCAAAGAAACGAATTTTCGCGGGCTGGGTGACGTTACTATCAAGCGGCTTTCCTTTGAATTTGGGAAGTCGATCGAGAAGCAAATGGGGCGATTTGCACGCGCGTATGCGATCGCTCCGCAACTTCGGGATGTAGTCGAAAACACGGAACAGGAGATGAAGCGAGTGCGAAAGGCAATCCGCGCAGAATTCGGCAGGAGGCTGTTTCATCTAAAGCAGCTCAAGGACGAAGAGCGGAGGCTGCAACTCAAAATTGACAAGATGATCAATATTACTGATGCGAGCAATACCATTCGTGTTCGTCCTGCCAAAGATTGGCACTCGTTGACTGCGCCTAAGCCGGCAGTACCAGTGACGAAGTATGGTGACGGATTACCAAGAGAAAGCGGAATCTATTTCGTCTGGTCTCGCGCTTCGATCGTTTACGTAGGGCAATCGATCAGGCTGAGGGATAGGTGTAAGATCGGCCACGAAAACATAGCCGAGGGCGAGATGCTGTCTTGGTTATTGATCGATCGTAAAGAGTTGGACTTTGCCGAGTCCTATTTCATCGGGGTTCACATGCCGCCTCGCAACTTCGGAAGGTCTGCGGCGCATATAAAATATGGCTAAGCGAAAATCCCACAAGCAGCGTGCGAAGGAAATGCTCGAGGCGCTCGGCTGGACGGTGGCCGACGTCGAGAAGTGGCTCCCGCGCACGAACATCCGCGTCGACCTGTTCGGGTTTGCCGACTTGCTCTGCGTCAATGCTGGCCAGACGTTGGCGGTCCAAGTTTGCGCCCTGCGATCGTCTGGCGGCGGCGACATTGCCATACATCAAACCAAGATGCTCGCCGAACCGCGGCTCTGCGAGTGCCTCGACGCCGGGTGGCTGGTGGAGTTGTGGGGTATTCGCCGCGAACCAAATAGCCGGGGCGAATTGGTCAGCATCCGCAGCTTTGAATTATTGGGCGATGACTCGATCGTCGTCTGTGAAGGTTCCGAAGTTTTGATTCCCGTGGAATAGGAGTAATTCAGATGGCAGTTGCAACGAAGAAGCGAGGAAAGTCGAGTCCGGCCCGTAAGCCGACCGGAAAGTCGAAGAAGGTAATCGCCAAAGCGAAGCGGCCGCCGGCGAAGCCGAACGGGGCGGCCAGTAAGCCGAGCTCGAACGGGGCGGCCATGTCGACGTCCGGGCCCGGCAGATTCGCGGCGGAGCAACCGCCGCTGGCCGGGATGGAGGACATCGACGATCGGATCCCGGCGCTCGACGAGGCTTGTCAGCGGGCGATCGCCAATCGTGAGAAGGCCAAGAGCGCGGCACAGGAATTCGCGGAGGACTTGGAGAAGATCGGCGCGCTGCTGAAGGATAACGACCTCGATTGCTATATCATCGTCGGCAAGAAGTTTTTCATCGAGCCGGGCGAGCCGCACGTGAAGATGCTCAAGGTCAAGCAGCAGTAGGAACCCCATCGCGCCGCTGCCCGTGGGCGGCGCGTTCACTTACACGGAGAAATCACGTGAGCGAGAACGAAAAGTTTGATTGTTGGGCGGTCGTCGAAGTGATGGGGCACTCGCGGTATGCAGGTCGCGTAACGGAGCAGGCGATCGGTGGCTGTGCGTTCGTTCGCGTGGACGTGCCGGCGGTGAAGGATCGTTTGGCATTCACGAAGCTGCTCGGCCAAGGGTCGATCTTCGCCATCACGCCATGTTCGGAAGAAGTGGCGAGGACGGTGGCAACACAAAGTGTCGTGAGGCCAGTTGACGTGTACTCGCCGTCGATTCAGCACGCGCTGCCAATGATTGATGACGATCCAGATTACCACGACGGAGAATAAAGAATGTTGGCCGTCGGGCGTGGAAAGTGACGGGCAGCGGATCATGCTCACGAGCAGCAAGGGTGGCGATCCGGCCGAGTGGCCCGAAGACTTGCGCGTCAGGGAGTTCCCGCAGACCAGCGCAGAGGAACCCGTGACATAACAACCGACCGCGAACGAATCCTAGAGCAAGGATCAGCGATATGACCATCAACACAAAAGCCAAATACAAGTTCATTGAATTCCTGCGGCCGTGCAGCTATTGGCCTTCGCCGTATACGATTGAGCAGGCTTTTGGCGTGTTCGGCTGGATGATTGAAAGCGGGCAGTCATTTGATCAGCGAGGCCAATTTGGATACCACACCATCGAATGTCTGTTATCCGGCCCGAAGCCCAGGAGAAATAGATCCCATGAGCTACACGCAAGCACGCGACGAACTGAAAGACGCGATCTTGGATGCCATCGTGGACGCCATTCAAGCTGGGTGCCACCAGATTATTGAAGATGACAATTGGTCTGTCGAACGCATGTTCGGTGCCCGGATGGCCAGAGACGCAGCAATCGCCGCCGTCCGCGCGATGGAGTTTCCGCCAGATGCCCCAGCGGAGGAGCGAATAGCTGAGCAGCCAGTACAACACTTGCATGGCCATCGAGCGACGGCGCGTTGCGAAACAGTGCCACGCGCACGGATCAGAGAGTTGGAAGAATTCGAGGCGGCGGTGGAGATGTACTGCGATGGTGAAATCATTTTAAGCTGTAATCGCGAGGGGCACTGGTCACGACTTCGCGGTAGTAGCTCGGAGATTCCAGCGTTGCGTGGACCTTTCAAAACACGGAAGGAAGCGATCTTTGCCGCCTACCGCAGTGCCGGCGCAAAAACGGAGGAAGCTGAATGAAAAGTCAACACGACATCGAGCAGCTACGGAAGAAACTGCTTGGATTGTTGGTCGAGTTTGGAGAGCGGCACGAGCAGCTCTTTGCCGGAAAACACATCCGCGCAGACCAGTTATTTTATTTCGGGCTCGGCGCACTATCGTTCGCCGACAACGTGCTCGAATCGCGCAGGCCGAACAACTTTGTAAATGCGATGGAGTCGATGGAGCGTGACAACGCTGCCGCATCAGAAACGGAGGCAATCGAATCGTGAGCACCCCGACACCGCAGAACCCATCCGAGATAGAGTTGTCGCTGGCTCATGCCCGCAAGCAGTTGGAAGCCTTACGTGAGCGTGAGCGGCTACTAGCAGCCGACGTGCTCACATTAGAGCGGCGATTGGCCTACGCCCGCGTCGCGTGGTCCGCACGCTCGGCAGTCGCGGAGAGTTGAGGGCATGCCATTCAAGGGACTTCCAAAGTGCAAGAAATGCGCCAGCCGCGGCCAGTACAGCAGAGGCTGGAATCCGATAAGAGAGGTCGGCCGGGACCGCGCCGTAATTTCGTGCAAGAAGTGCGGCGCTTCAGTGGTGACCCGCAGCGTTTATGTGTTTGCCCTGTTCAGGAAAAAACCACCCCTCAACCCCCAGGAGAAATGAGATGTCAAAAACCCTGGAAGAAGTGCAGCGGCAATTCGAGAACGCGAAATACTCACCCCGGCCCGAGGATGTAGCCAAGGCTTACAAGGCCGGCGTGGAAGACGGGGGGCGCGGCAGTCCGTGGGACGCGCTGCGCGGCTTGGCGCTGGGTTTTGCTTGCGGCGTGGTGTTGACGCTGTTCTGGGGAAATGTCTGGCTGAAATGGTGAGTATGAGCGGCATCCACGAAAAAATCCGCCGACGAATCGAGGCCGGTGGCACGAACACCGACATTGCGCGAGAACTTGGCGTAGCGTGGTGGAAGGTCGCCTACCAACGTGAACAGATTGCAGTGCCGATCAGCACCAACCTAGAACCCGGCGACCGCGTGCTTTATCGCGGCGACCATTTCTGCCGCGTGCTCGAAGTCGGGAAGTGCGGCGCGACGATTGACTTGGACGGAAAACCAGTTTACGCGAACTTCGGACAGATACCGTATGCACCTGACGCAGAGGAAATCTCGGCGCGGGCTGCGGTGCTGAGAAATCGCGCGATGGCTGCGATACGGGGTTCGTGTGCGGCGGGGTAGGTATTTCTTGCGCCGGACGGTTCGGTACAATCTAGCAAGGAAGCACGAATGGAACTCCTCACCGTGAAGCCCGGCCAGCCGCTCTACGAGGAGACCGGCCCGCCTGCGTTTTTCTTCTGCGGCTACTGGGACGGGGAGGCCCACCTGCTGCGATTCGGCCCGGAAGACGGCGTAGACGACGCGATCCGGAAGTGCAAGCGGCTGCGGGCAGGGCATCGGCCGGGAAAACGGCTTGACTTTGGGGACCGAATGGGCACAGAATAACCGCACAACCGAAATGGCCGCTTACCCCGGCCTATGAACGCCAAAGGCGTAGGGTCGTTTGTCCGAACAAATCGGGCTCACGACGCTACGCCTTTTTTTCGTTGAGTGCCGTGGGGAAGCCAGGTATCCCGCGGGGCCCATAACCCCGAGACGCTGGATCGAAGCCAGCCGGCACCACTGATCGCTGGGCTCATGGGGCAGTACGCCGCAGAATGTTTGGGAGCAACAGCATGGACCCATACAGCCTGTACTGCCGGATGATCGCCGCGATCACCAATCGCAAAATCGACCCGCGGCTGTGGCAGCGGACGATCGACCACGTGTGGCGCCAGCTCAGCAACGAGGAGAAAGAACTGGCCCGAGCGATTCCGTTCCCGACACTCTGACCATGAGGCAGATTATGCGATGTTTGTTTTTGCTTGCTATTCTTCTGGCGACGCCGGCTCTAGGCAAGGAAGTCGGCGGCACGTTTATCGACACCGAGACCGGTCAGATAATCGACGGCCGTTTGCTCTGCGACAATTGTCCGATGTGCAAAAAGCTATTAGAGCATTGTGTGCCGGCGCTCGAACCGAATCCACCCACAAAGGATCAACTGGACAGACGCAAGGCAGCGGAGGCGATACGACAACTCATCGACGATTCCGACGATCGACTGGATGCTCGCAGTCGCATGATGGACATGATCGGACGGTGCATCGGACTGATCGAAAAGCAGCAGAAGCAAATCAACGAGCTGCGTGCCGAGGTGAACGCTCTCAAGGTCGCACCAGCGCCACCGGACTGCCCTGGTGCGTGCAAAACAATGCAAGAAGCAGTCGACAAGGGGTACTACCGCGAGATCGCACCAAACACATACAGGCCAGTGAAGCATCAGCAATGCCGCGATTGCGAGACGTGCTCGCGTCGCGTCGAAGAGTTGCCCGTACCGGAGGCGCAGCATGAAACTGCCACCGAAGCAGCTTGTGTTCGGACCGGTTGTGATCGAGTGGGATGCGATGTATCGCTTCCCCATTGCTGTCGACCACGAGAAGCCGGGGTGGTTCGTGACGCAGTGCGAAATACGATATCGCTACGGAAAGGGCGACTACTTCCTAAAAATTCGAGAAAACTATTCGTCCGACGGGGCGAGCATACCGTGGATCATTCGGATTGTTCCTGGGTTTGCGAAGCTGGACTGGCATCTGCTCGCCGCGCTGCCGCACGACTTCATCATCGACAATCCAGACCTATTGCCGCGGAGCGTGGCCGACGGAATCTTTATCTCGGTGCTCATTGCGCTTGCCGAGAATCGAAAAGACTCGTCGAAAAAACTGACGAAACTTCAGGGACACCTGATGTTTCTGGCGGTGTGGTCGTGGACTGTTTGGAATCGCCTGGTGAATCCGCCGAACAATGCGTCTCAGCCTCCGCATGTCGACGAGGTTCCGTCTACACAGCAAACATCAACGGAACGACAAGCCGAGGCCGTAAGCGATGCGACAGAGGTAACGAAGGAAGAGACGGCGACGCCCCCAGTCAATGAGGCCGAGTTGGAGAAGCAGGAGCAGGGCAAGCCATGAGCCGAGCGACGCGAATCGTGTGGTATGTACGCATCGGTCGCTGGCTGTGGCCGAAGTTGAAGAACGACCGGCTATTTCTGGTGTTCGCCGTGCTCCTGGCGCTGGGGCTGATCGCGTTCGGGATCCACCGGGCGAGCGGGCAGGAGCCAGGGTGTGCCGCCTACGAGCCACCGCTCGGTACGGTCTACGTGACGCGGAACCTGGACGAACGGTTGAACAGCTCAGCCGGGTATTGGAACCATACGGCAATCTACGTCGGCGACGGCGCGGTGGTCGAGGCGCAAGTTGGCATCGGCGTCCTTCGTGCGCCGCTCTCTGAATTTCTCGCCAGGCCGTATCAGGTGCTCTTGTTCTTGCCCCGTGACCCGGCCGTAGGGCAGCGTGCCGCCGCCTACGCCGCAACTCTGGTGGGACAGCCTTACGGCCCGTACCAGTCGCTCGGCCCGCAGCGTGTGCGTAGCTGGCTCTCCTGGCTGCTCTGGCGACCGCAGCCGCAGAATTGCGTGAGCGTCTGCCGACGTGCCTACGAAGCGGCGACTGGCTACGCGCTGTTGGGCTGGACGATTCCAGATTCGACGTGGAGTCAAGGGGCGGTGTTGATCGGTCCGTATTGTCTGGCCCCTGTTCAGCAGTTGCCGGCCGTACCGCCGCAGCCGATGGAGGCGACGCCGTGACCCGCACCCTCACTTCACTGCTGATCGCTCTGCTGCTGGCCGGGGCTGCGCAGGCTCAGGAGCTTGCGCAGCCGTGGTGCCTTGTTCGTTGCGGCGATGGCTTGTGCGGCTCAGGAACTGTCGTCGACAAGAACGAGAAATACGGGCTGGTGGTGACCGCAAGTCATGTCGTGCGCGACATCATGCGAGGAACGCAGCAAGCTGGCACGGTCCGGTGCGAGTTTCTGAATCACACGGCAGCGATGGCGACTGTCGTGAGCCTAGACACGAAATACGACCTGTGCGCGCTCGTCATACAGCGACCAAACGCTCATCAAATCAACCTCGGTGCTTACCATAGCGATGGCGACATTCGCGTCTACGGCTTCCCTCATGCCGGGCCACTCCAAGTGACTCGCGGGCGAATCGTCAACGACTCAAGCGAAATGTTCGCGCCGGGCGATTACTACATCCCGGTTCTGTCGACTGACACAATTTCCGGCCAGAGCGGCGGAGCAGTAGTCGACGATCGCGGCAAGATGATCGGCGTAATGTGGGGCAGCAGGAACGGCGCACGCATGACGTGCGGGAAGCCGTTTTCTAACTTTATGGCGAAACTGACTCAGTACTACAGCTGCCAAAACGGTAACTGTGGCCGGCAATGGCAGCCATCGCAGTATTACTCTCCTGGTGGAAAGAAAATCTACGAAGGCGGTCAAGGGCAGAGCATCGCGGATGGTGAGGATGATTGGGAGCCGGTTCAATCCGAAGAACCCGCCAGCTCCAATACCGTCGTTACGACGCCCGAACTACTCGGCAAGTGGGAAACCTACATCAACAGCCAGATCGACGTGAAGCTTCAGGGCAAAGAGTGCGAGTGCGACCACGTGAACGACGTGACGAAGGAAGAATTCGAGGAGCTTCAGAATCAGGTGTCGGCGCTTTCTGAAAGCGCGGTCAAGTTATCTGAGAACGTCTCAGCTATCGCGCAGTCGAACGCCACGATCAACCAAACAATCCAGCAAATCAACGAGCAGCAGAAAGCAACCGAAGACGCTTTAGCACAGCTCAATCACGATACGCCGACGCCGGAGCAGCAGGCGGAGGCGATTCTGCCGTACCTGCCGCCGGTTAGCATCCGAGAGAATGATTCCAGCGATCCGATCGTCATTCATCTTGGCGGCGAAGGCAAACTCTCACCATTTTACTTACGAGTCAAACAGAACGAACCATTGAAGCCGGTTCGACTTGGTCAAGATGCAGACATTTCTCTCTCGCGTTTACGCGGCAACTGAAGCCGCTTTTTTCACCGTAGAAGCAGGAGTTTGAACGATGGCAGAAAGTCTAGTAGACAACGGCGTACAGAGCAGCATCATTACTGGTCTGTCGCAGGAATCGGTCGCGGCGAGCAGTTCTCGCACGCGACGTTGGGATCAGTTGAGCGAAGATTCGGCTAGCATGTGGGCGGTTGCGCTCACTAGTCCAACGATCTTCGCATCGCAGGGCATCCGGATGCTAAACGGTACGCCTACCACGGCTCCGCTCCAAGCACCGCAGCCTCAGGCGTAATCATCCGTGACCAATGAAGAGTTAATGGCGAAAGCGGCTTCCGATTCTGTCGCCAGAATAAAGGCGGCAGATGAGGAGACGTTAGTTGCGGCCGAGGCGTTTGCCTACGGTCGTTGGGATAAGTATTTCGCTGCAAAGGTGGCCCAAATTGAGCGAAGAATCGACGAGCACTTCGGCGGAGCCGGCAACGGTGCAACCTGGTTGGCCGATCCCGCCGACCTTGGAAAACCCACTGAATGAAGTAGAGCGGCGTTTCGCGGATCAATCACCCGCCTGGCTGATACCGCGACTCGCCGCAATTCAAAATACGCGACAACTTTGGGCCGAGTCGGCCAAGAAGCGAGAACACGACCACCGCCTGCAATTCCGGACGATGGGCGCGGAGGACATCTTAGAGAAGGATGGCGAAGTTGAGATGCCCGGTGACATCAACATTCAGGGCGACACTTACCACGTTGCGCAGCTACCGCCAACGTCTACTGCAACGCCAGCGACAACCACTTCACCGACACCGACAACGACAACCACGAACACGACGACAGTTACCAAGTCGCCAATTTGGCCGGCGCTATTGATTGGTGCCGCAATGCTGGTCGGTGGTTCGGGATTCGGCTTAGCGGTTTCCAATTGGATACACCATGACGCTCCCTCAGTGACGCAGCCACAGTTCAACGAATCAGATTGGGGTCTTGGCTTGGAAGTCAAGAATCATGGGGAGTAACCGCGTGTGTCAGACGATTCAAAGAATGGAGGCCGCGGCAAGCTCCCGCACGCGGTATTTCGCGCCGCCGATCAGATTGAGCACTTAGCCGATGCCGAACATCGAAAGGCGGATATTTGGGAGAAGTGTTTGGAGCTGCTGACGCGGCTCGTGGATTGGATCATCAAACCGAAGGAATAACCGTGTGTCGCTCGAAACAGCAATCAGCGAACTGGCGTCGGCGATTCGATACGCTGCCAATCGCCTAGCACCTGGGCCACCACGCCCCGCAGCATTTACGATCAAACTCATTTCCGAGAGGAGAGAAAACGACATGGATTTTTTAACCTACGAAGCTGATCTGCCAACTGTGCCGGACGGAACCGACATGCAGGAGCAGCGATTCTCAGTCGTCGTTGATGGCGGCGCGCCGGCAGACCAAACGCTGGACAAGGCCGCAACGGTGGCGACGTTTGAGGTCCCGCAAGGATCGGCAGTCGACATATCGTTGGTGTACGTCGACGACGCCGGCAACGTGTCGGCCCCTCGCACGCAGGCGTTCACGGCCGTTGACACGATCACACCAGAATCGCCGGGGGATTTTGGTGAGGTTCGCGTCGTCAGCGAACGCACCGAGTAGCACAAAGGCGTCTCACGACGCACCCTCCCGCGTCGTCCGCCGTTTCTTTCCGGCGGGCGGCGCATCTTAGAACCATGAAACACCGAACTTCAATCGTCGTGCTCGCAGGTATGCTCTGGGTGGCGGCCGGCTTTTCCGCCTGGGCCGCGCCGCCACCGCTGGGGCTCGCGTCGATTCCTGGAACCGTCGTGAACGTGGTCGACGGCGACAACGTCGGCGAATATCAGGTCCGGACGAAACACGCAAGCACCACAAAAAAAGGAACACTCGGCAAATGAGTAGTACAAGATACAAATGCGGCACAAAAGTGAAGGCCGCCTTCGCCAAACACGTCGAAGGCGAACTACCTGCCAAGATCGGCTGGTATCACGAGACGAAGATGGCGTTGCCAGGACTTTCGGTGTCGCAGACTCGCGGCGTGATCTCTGCCGCGTTCGAGGTGGCACAAGTGTTCGTCCGCATCCCGTTCTATCGGGTGCGCAAACGGGACAATGCCAAGATCGTCTTGCAGCTCGGCGACCCGGATGAGTTCGACGGCACGAGCGGCATTCTCGCGTGGTCGGACGTGGTCAGCCTACGCGATCCATCGCAGGCGTTGATTGAGTTCGACCCCGGCGACACGTGGCAGCGCTACTTTGAATCGAACGACGCCATTCACGCGCTCAACGTGATTTTGCACGAGGGCGGACACGCGATCGGGTTTGGCCACTCGACGGTCAAGGGAGGCTTACTCAATCCCTACTATGATCCGCAAGTGTTGACGCCAAACAAGAATGAACTGGTACTGCTGTATCGAGAGTACCCAGAATTGAAGTCGGCATGATCGGTGGAGGACGCTGAAGTCATTTGCGGCGTGACATGAACGAAACCTACAGATCATTCGAGCTACAGACCGACCGCAGCAGCGGAAGCCCGACGACGCCTTGGGTCTGCGAGGCTCGACCGGAAAATGCAGGGGTGGCACTGGAGAAGATCAGGTCGATTGGAGCGACACAAACCGACGCCAAAGAGAATGCGAAGTACCAGATTGACGCATTTTGGAAATCGCATGGAAAATAGTGAACTGCGGTAGTGAGGGTGGCCGGGATGAACAGGCAGCGGCCAGTTACGACAGAGCGGTTCGAGGATTACCTAAAATCGCATTTGCGCGAACACAAAATGCTTCGTTCGCAAATCAAAGTTGCGGCGGAAAACGTCGACCGCCGACTGGCGGAAATGAATGAGATGCGGGCGCAAATCAATAGTGAGCGTGGTCTGTCTGCGAGCCGCGAGCTACACGATGCGTTAGCAGCAAAAGTCGCCGAGGTAGAAACAAGGCAAGCGGAAGCACAGAAGGCAACCATGACGTGGATTTTAGCGATCACATTATTTTTGGGAGCGATTCAAGCCGCAGTTCACTTTTTGTAGGTAACTCTACAGATCGATCGCCGGCTGTGAAAAAGGAGAGACGCCGCGGCGCCCGAAGGCGCCACGACGCCGACCAGCAGCGGACCGAACCCGCCGATGGCTAACAACATTGTAACCACTAAGGAACGGACTCCGCCACTTTTGGCGTTTTCTCGTCGTTGTTACTCCCCGCGGCTGGGTGCGTGGGGGGCTGATAGGTGACCTTAAACGGCGAGGCAAGGGTAGTTGGCATGACGGAGATGGCCTGGAAAGTCGCTCGCGAGTGGGGCATCTTCGCGGCCATGTGTGTGTTTTTTATTTACGCGAGTTGGGTGCGTGAAAACTCACTCACCGCTCGGATTGAACGTAACGAGGAATTTGTCAGGCAGACGATGCTGGACTCGATCAAGGCCAGCACGGCCGTGATGAGCACGTCCAACGCCATCATGGAGCGCCTCGAGCGGCAGTATCTGATGGACGACATACACCGGGCTGGCGAGCGCGGCAGCAAGAAATGACCACACGTAACGACAGACTGGCGCGGGGCGAATGCTCGGTCGATTTGGGACCGCTGCTCGATCTGCTCGACGCGCGCGAGCGCGATGTGCAACAGTTACAGCAGCAACTTGTGGCCGTCAACGAACGCTTGGCGGTGAGACCCAGCCGAACTGCCGTCAACGTCGTCGACGAGTTTGGCCTCGTCGAGAATTCGCACCGTGACGCCGCCAACAACCGCGCGCGGCTCCAAGCGGCCATCGACGCCGGGCCGCAGAGGCTGCCGTGGCAGTGGCAGGGAGCAGCCAGCACGGCAACAGCGATCCTGATCGACGACACGCTGGTGCTGCCGACCGACAGCGGCCGGTGCTGGCTCGGCATGGGCGGCGACGCTCCTGGCGGCACGGGTGGCGGCAAGTGCCTTGGCTCGCACCTCACGCTTCGCGTGACCGGTCCTGAGGGGCGCGGCAAAACGATCGTCCGCAACAACGGGCTCTGGACTCGCACCGTCGGCCTGCAATTCAGCTTCCGCATCTTGACGAAACAAGATGCCTACGGGTCGGTCTGCTACCACGTCGCCACGAACTACGGCAACAAAGTGGCGACTGGGAAGCACAAGTTTGACAGTTGCTCGTTTGGCTACGCCGCCGACGCCGGCATCTTGTGCGGCCGAGACCTGACAGGCTTCCGCAGCGGCGACAACGATTGGCCCGGCCGCACCGACAATCACGCCGACTCGATCGAGACCGACCACTGCAACATTACGCACTGCGCGAATGCGATCCTTGTGCGCAACGAGCAAAGCGTGATGCACGCGCATCGGCACTTGGCGGCGACAGGCATCACTGAGGCCGTGTTCAACTTCGACGCGGGCGGCAAGCTCACGGCAGACTCGATCGAGATCGCCGGCTGGTCGGGCTCGCAATGCCTCTTGCGGCTCGGCAAGGGCGTGGCCTCGAACAATTCGCCATTCGAGGTCACCGGCGTCTCATTTGACGGCGGCGACAACACGCGCAATCCGCAACTGGTCGTCACGGATTGGCTGGGCCGCTACGCGCAAGCCCGCATTGACATTCGCGGCGTGTGTCTCAATCGCGCCAAAGAGCATGACGACCTGCCGCTGGTCGACGTGCAGTCGATGACGGACGTGCGGATCAGCGGCGTAAGTGGGACGCCGATCTGGCCGGGTTCGCTACTGTTGCGGGAATCGGGAGGCAAGAAACCGTTTTTGCTGATTGACTTTTCCTACGTCGCCTACAAAGACAACCCGCGCGAGTTGTTACACCCAGCTTGCTCACCCGGCTGCGTGGTTGAGCTGCGCAACTGTCGCCGGTGGGGTGAAGACTACGTGCCACACACGAGGATCGTCGTTGGGGAGGGGGAAGCGTAGATGGCTGCCTATACAGCCTCAGTCACTGGCGATTGGAGCGACACGGCCACCTGGGGCGGGAGTGGGCCGCCAGGCAATGGAGATTCGTTCGAGGTCAAGGTGCCGGTGATTGTCGATACAAATGTCGAGGTTGGCACCTCGGGTGCGACCGACACGATCGACGGCGTGGTGGACGCAACGGCTGGCAACACCGGGTCACTTACGGTAGCTGCTGGTGTCGACTTCCTCATCAACGGCGGATTGCAGCTCAAAGACTCTGTGCTGACGATGGAGGCGGGCTCGCGGTACATCTTCGGCAACGGTGGATCAGCACAAAAGTACCCGATCTTTTTCGGCTCGACCACGGGCCAAACGAACAGCCGAATCCTTTGCAATGGCACCACCGGCGCGCATGTCTCGTTTTTGATCGAGGCGGGAGCAGGGGTGGGCAGCATTCGCCGGTTGACTGGCGCAGCCACGGAGTACGGTGGATTCGTGGGCACATTTGTCGACTTCTCGGACATTGGCGATGCGACGATCAAGTGCCTGGACTTCCGTTGCAACGGAACCAATCAAAAGTTCGATCTACGCGGCGCTGCTGGCGATCCCTGCACGTTCAACCGCTGCGGAAAAATTAACGGAGAGAATTTTCCGACGAATCGAGATATCTATCTGGAATATATCACTTTCAGCAATCCAGCCATCGCGGCGAATGTTGGAGATAGCCTTACGACGTCGGTGAGCGTTCCAGGCTCAACTGCCCAGCGAGTGTGGCGGCATCTGTCGTTCAAAGACGCAGCCATTACTATCCCATCCCAGCACGCAAACTTTGTCTTACAAGACGTTGTGTGTGGAAAGTTCAGCGGTAGCGGGCAGACGGGCGCAAGCATCAGTGAGCTAATCATTGTTCCGAGAGTCCATAACGCACCTCCGGTAGTTAGCGCCGGTGGATCCGAAACATGGAGTAATATCGGCGTGTTTTATGACGTGGCCAGCGCTGGCTATAACGAGTGGATGTTTAGCGGCGGCAACGGTTCTTCGGATGGCACGCTTACGATGGATGGAGTGGTATTGCAGAGCACGATCGCCAGCGAACGCGCCGATGGAATAAGTCTAGGCGTTTCGGAAACGAACAACACAGTCGAGTGGTATTTGAAGAATTGGATCGTCTGCCTCAACTCACGCATGTGGCCGAGCTGCAACATTTTCTCGGGCCACGGCACGAAGAAAATCAGCATCAAGGCGGAGCATTGCACGGGCGGCACGTTCGACAACACGCTTGCCGGTGCATCCAACGAATACTTCCTGTTCAACATCGGCGCTGAGTTTCCGGGCTTTACGGGAATGGTGCCGACCTGCCGCTCGAATCTGGCCTGGGCTCCTGTACCGCTCAGTCAATACGGCTACATCCTGGAATATTACGGGTTGGCTGATTCTGGCGTGAACGGAACGTGGGGGCTGGATGGCACGGCAAAAGCAGGCAGCACGACAACAACGCTGATTCGCAATGAAACGACGGCTTGGAACACTGGCACCGAGCAAGGTTGGACCGGTGCCGAGATTTGGATCACGGCGAAAACTGGCAGCGGGCCGGAAGTGGGCGAGCACCAAACATATGCTTCGCACACCTCCAACAGCGTGACTGTAGGCACTGCTTTCTCGGCGACGCCGGACAGTGGCACGACATTCCGAGTTGTCATACCCGACGTGGCGACTCCAACAGGCGTCGACTACAACGCCGGGTACAACGTGCGGAGCGGCACGATCTACGATGAGGGCGGCCAGAATCCAACCAGTCAGTACGGAATCGCTGGCTTCTGCCTGTCGGCTGCTGTCGGTGCCAATGACGTGGACCTCGGAACGGGTAGTGATCCCACGGGGGCCGGTCCGCAATTCGTCGACTACACTCGCGGATTCCACAATTGGCCGAACCGCTACCTTGGCCCAGAAGGTATTCTGACGACGCCTGCTGATTGGGCCACGGCAACCGGCTACGTCGTCGGAGACCGCGTCAAAAACAATGACGCCGCGTGGTACAACGACGAAGTGCTTTGGTATCGCTGCATTGCAGACCACACTTCCGGTGCAACGACCGAGCCGGGTGTTGGTGCGAGTTGGGGTGCAAATTGGGAGTTTGACTTCTCCGCAGTGATGCAAGATTCTTGCGGTTTCGGTGCTACGATTACCGACGCCACCTACTCTTTATCGAGCGCCTCCTATCCACTTGCCGTATTGACCTGGATACGCGAGGGCTTCCGGCCTCAGAACGAAGCACTACGTGGAGCCGCCCACGATAGCGGTGATATCGGAGCGGTGCCGATGGCTGCTGGCGGCGGGCCGTCGATTCCAGCGATCGCAAACTACTATCACTCGCGCCGGAGGGCGAACGCATGAACGGGTTCCTACGCACTGGCGTGATCGAAACGATTTACTTTGTCGAGTCGCTCATCAAACTGAGCGACGGCACGCGGCTGGTCACGGGCGCAACGGTGCGGGTCTGCATTGACGGCACCTGGGGCGCGGGGGCCGGCACGCTGGCGGTCGACGAGACCGACCAATGGAAATACACGCTGCACGCCGACGAGGCGGCGGCGCTCGACACGCTCGTGGTCGCCATCGACCACGCGGATGCGGTGGGGCCGATCGGCCGTGACTTCCGCATGATGGCCACGACGAGCTTCGCACTCACGTATCAGGGTGCGGAATTCAACGAACGTGGTGGGCGGATTTGGTACGTAGCGGCGTCGGGTGGCAGTAGTACGAATTCTGGTACACGATCCTTACCGCTTGATTCTTTTGCGAATGCCCAAAGCGGCGCTGTCGCTTACGACACAATCCATTTTCTAGCTGGCACGCACTCCGGTGCGATCACCGTCACCAAAACACATCTTGAATTGCGAGGTGACGATTGGACCGCAATTCTAAGTCACACCACGGGAACGACGCTTACCATGGCGGAGTTCACGACGATTCGTGGACTAAAGGTTTACACATCAGACCTTAGCGGGCTGCCGGTCACGGCCTCAAACAAACGTGGGATTCGGATAATTGATTGTTGGTTGTATGGCGGCCAAGATGCCGTGCTGGCCAATAGTTGTCCTGGTTTTTACATGGCAAATTGTAAACTCGAGGGTTTTTGGGACGGTATTAACGTCTCTTCCTGTTATGGATTTTTGATCGAAGATTGCGACATTAGTACCGCCGGCGTTTATTCGTCGACTCTCGACGCTCGTGGCGTGTGGTGCAGCCTCTTCTCTTGCGGGACGATCCGCCGCTGCCGGATCGCCTCCGAGCGAGTGTTGGAAGATAGTGGCCATGCAGTTGCAATCGTGGTGAGTGGCGGAAACAACAACAACCCGCCGATTATTCACGCGGCCGTCACGATCCAAGACTGCCACCTAATTGCAACGCAATCACATGCAAGCTCGACTGGCGATGCAATCTGTAGTTCAGGATCAACTCAGGCTGGATCGCAGCTTCCGAACCAAGCGAACCTGGTCAATTGCTCCTACTATTCGACGACGGCTGGCGGCGGAGAAGAAATCGACATCGACGCCACGCTGGATGATTCGCATGTAACCGTTGTCGGGAACAAGCCAGATACGTCGAAGCTCCGAGTGCCCGCCAATATTCGTTGGATGCCATTTGCTAATTCGCTGAATCAATTGCTTGCGCTGGACGGCAGCGGCAACCCCATCGCACCGGCGAGTGCGACGACTGCGCTGCAAACCAGCGTTGATGGTGTGCCGACGAACGCGGAATTTGCAGCCGCGTTACCGGCAAACTTTGCTGCGCTCGGCATCAACGGCAGCGGACACGTCTCCCGCGTGACGCTGACCGACACCACGACCACGAACACCGACATGCGTGGCACGGACGGGGCAAATACGACAGCGCCTGATAATGCCTCGATCGATGCGATCCTAGTTGATACGGCCGACATGCAGCCGAAGATCGGAACCCCAGCCGTTGACCTCGCCGCCGACATTGCTGGTGTTTCTGGATCGTATATCAGCGACTCGGGCACGGCCCAAGCCGGATCAGCCGGCACGCTGACGCTC